CAACTATAGGTTCAAATGAATGTGAAAAGTCTACATCTCCAATAAGTCCATGACCAAAATCAAAAACTTTATTAGAATCAGTAGGTGTAAAATGTTTCTTTTGTCCAAAGTAATAATCGTCTGTAGCGTACCCATATTGAGTTTTTTCGCCCCAAACGTTCTTAGCTCCGTTAGTAGAGCTAGTAAAATATTCGCTAACGTTCTCATCCATTATATGACTAAGCAGTACATATGAGTCATCAAAGTCTATGTTCCCGCTGTTATTAACTTCACCTAATAAATATTGCATTGCATGCGTAAATGTATTTGCTGAACCACTTGGACTACTACCAGCTCCAATAGCTTCTTTAAATACTAAAAATACATCAGTTACAGTAACCACATCATCTAACCAATCGCTTGCAAGATCATTATCAACAGTTATTTCTATATCGTATTTTATATCGTTTTCTAATCCAGTTACTATAGCTTGTGAATTAGCATCAAAATTACCACTCGTTACACTATTATTATTACTTAGTATATTATATTTATAATGTGTCGGTTTATCATTTTCGGTTTTAAGATTTATAGTAACACTGCCAGCATCTCCACCTTCAACATCAGATAATGTTATTTTTTGTTGCATCGCATCAACATCATATTTTGTCGACGTTGAATTATCTTCAGCTCTCATCCAGTTAAGATGTGTTACATTATTATAATTACTATAATTAGTATTAATTTTATCTTTAATTTTAAAATCAACTTCAATTAAAGTATTGTTATATGTTATACCTACACCGTCTTGAATTGTTATTCTTTCAACCGACCAATCATTATCCGTAGGATATGAGTTAGTATCTCCTTGCACTTGTGATCTGTTAAACCAACCATGTAAATATTGAGCTGAAAGATTATCTTCATCATAAGTACTTAAAACTTTATACTTATAACCATCCCAATGTGTTAGCGAAGTTTGTGCATTTGTATTTGCTGAGTTGTCTGTAACTTTAAACCTGTGTTCAATCTTTTGTAACAATTTATTATTGTATTCATAATCAAATATATACAAGTTAGGTGCTACGTCTGCCGTAACCTGTATTGTATTAAACTTTATAGTTATAGTGTCGCCAACTTCAAAATCTGGGCTATCTATATAACTGTGATCAAGTTTTAAATCTTGTGCTAAACAGAATAATGGTAATAATAAAAACAATAGTTTTCTCATAGTTTTAATTTCTTAATAATGTTTTCAGATAATTTTTTTAACGCGACGCTTACACTGTTTTGTGTAAATTTACCTTGTTCATTTAATAAAATTAAAGAAGTTGTAATATCTTTTGATGTACCTTTTACTTTTGCTTTTTTATTTTTAAATTTAGCTAAAGCTATTATTTCTGTTTGACTAGAAGATTTACTATATAAAGCAATATTAGACTGTGTTCTTTTAACGTCAAAATAAAGTAACTCAACATATAAAGCGTCTTTTGCTCTCTCGTTTAAATTGTAGTCTAAATCTTGAACCAACTCTTCTAATATGTTTTTCAATCCAAAACCAACATCCCTATTGTTGACTAAAGGACCGGTCTGGATTGAATTTTTAACATCAGCTATTTTTATATCTTGTGCAGATATTAAAACGCAAAACAATAAACTACTTATTATCTTTACTCCTCTTACGTACTTCATACCATCTTTGAACAGTAAAGCCTATTGAAACTAATAGTAAAATTATTTTAAGTATGTCTTCGACTGAAGTCATTGAAACTGTAAACGCTGATGTGTTCAACGCTAAAACTTTTAGGTCTTGTGTATCCATTATATTTTTTTTAACATTTCCATTTTCTTCTAGCTATGTCATTTGGACAATCACCGTTTTTGTCAGGGTTTTTACATTTTTTAATACCAGCAGATCTTGCGCAGTAAGATTTTTTTCTATCACCGCCCTCTGGTTGTGGGCCTTGTAAATTACCTCCAGTTCTATTATTATACTCTCTTCTTTCAGCAGCTGTCATACCTCCTTTGTGAGGTTTAATTCTTTTCTTGAACGGTGAGCCTAGCCCACGTGGTCCACATCCTTTACCTATAGCCATAACTATATTTTAACACAGTCATTAACCGTTTCACCAGTTCCGCTTGGAGATTTTTTTGTACCTACTTTTTTGTAGCCTTTCCAACAACTAGAGTTTTTAGAATTAGCTCCCTTAAATTGCATAGGTGACTTACAGTTGCAGTTATCTGTACAGTCGCAGCTTGAGCTTCTTGTTTGTTTTTGTCTTACTAACCAGTTCATATTACTTTATATTGAGTTTTGTTATTATTATCTTTATATGCTTGTAAACACCTGTTTCTATTTGTTTCTGGATCTATGTAACTAACATGAACCCAGTTAGGATTTTCTTCTGTACCAAATTCCCATATCATTTGGTCAAAGTCTAAATTTTCTTTTATAAAAGCATACATATCTGCGTTAGACATGTGACCATAAGTATCATCAATATCAATTGCACGGCCTTCACAATGTTGTGATTTTGACGATCCGCCTATAGCTTGGTTAAGCTCTATTGATCGATAGAACGAATTAATCTTTATAGGCTTACCTACGTGCTCTCTAAGAGGTTCAAATACTTTTCTTGCAAGTAACTCCATGTTTTGTAGTTCGTACTCTCCTGGTGTATTATCTATACCTCGCCTTATAGCTGTATTGCTATACACAGCTTCTTTCATGCTTATGTGTTTGCTTATCATTTTCTTGCTTTATATTTTGATTTTTTAGAAGATTTTTTTCTCTTTTTTAACAGATCTTGATATGTTTTAATTTTACTAGATTTCTTTTTACTTTGATATGGGTTCATACCTAAACTCCATTGATCCCATCCTAATACCAAAGCTATACTTTGCCAAGCTGCAGTTTCTTCTTCTGTAGCTGTTTTTAAATTATCTATTTTTTGTACAACCCTATCTAAAGGCACGTTAGTAAAAGCGGATACTGTTTTTCCTACAGCTAAATTAGCTGGATTATCTAAACTTAAACCTTCTTCTCTTATTTCTTTACCATTCCATTGGAATGTTCTAGCTGCAGATACTAATTTGTTTAATTTAGAAGATATAGGTGGTGATATTGTTGTTGACTTTAATGCAACGTTTACATAATCAGGTCTATCTTTTTGGTTTTGTCTTATTAATTCCATAACCATATTTTTTACTGTAGCTACACCAGCTCCAGCAACACCAGTACCTCTCAACAATGAATCAGCCATACCATTTAATATACCTAATTCTTTTTCTTCTAATTTTTCTTCGTCATCATCAAATGCCATAGCAAACAACGCTTGTTGCAGTGCATTAAATATGAAGTTTTGTATAACACCATAGTAAAGTATTTTACTCATATTTGTTTTCCAATCACCTCTACCATTTTTTAAATCAAGTATTGCTTTTTTCTGCATTCTTGCATACTGCATAGGTGTATTTGCAAAAGCTAATATTACACGACCAAGTGGTCCAGCTTGCTGTGAACTAATTCTATCAGGTCTACTAGACTGTTGAGCTTCTTCAGATATTTCTCTAAAATCTAACATAGCTTGATCCATAGCCTCTTGCTTGGTCATACCACTTTTAACTAAAGAATTTATTCTATTTCTTATAAAACTAGCCCCACCCATTGCTATAGCAAAACTATCCGCAATTTGTGTAGGTAAGAAACCTTTTTTCAACATGTATTTAAAAGCAGCTGTAGCTTTATTAGGCGCAGTACCAACAGCGTTAGATATTTCAGCTTCATTTATATCTGTTTTTAAACCTGACCTTCTTTGTTTTAAGAAATCACTATTAAACAACATGGTAAAATCTGCCCAAAATTGTTTTTGATTAGCAAAAGCTTTTGACGCTGCAAATATATTGTTGTCACTAAAGTTAACAAAGTTAGCCATAGATATAGTCTGTAATATTGCAGATCTAGCATTAAAGAACATTATAGCACCAACCGAGTTATTAACCCAGTTCATAAACCTAGTAGTAAGTTTGTTTTGATTAGAACCTATAGGTCTATTAGAACCTCTTTCCATTCTACCTAATATTTCTTCTAAAGACTCTCTAAAATCTGTGCCATATATAGCTTCAATTTTATTTAAGTTTTCTTTACTAAATATTTCGTTTTTGTTTTTAACCCATTCAGCTAAAACCTCTTTTCTATTTACTTTTTGATTTATATCGCTAAGATCTGTAGGTATATTACCACCTAACCAACTTTCACTTGGTTTAACCCAACCATCTTTAAGCTTACTTATCACACCTAAAGTGTCAGCATATAACTTTAAATCAGCATTTTCTTTTATTTTTTTAACTAACTCTGTTTGATCTCTTTTAGATAAACCAGGTATTTCAAAACCAGCTTTATCCCATAAATAAACTCTCACAGCGCTATCATATGTGAATTCATTATAACCAGTGTTTTTTCCTAACATTTTCTTAACACCTGGCATTTTCTTTCTTAACGCTAAATACTCATTAGACATTTGTTGTTTTCTTCTATCTATTTCAGCCATAGCAGAAGCAAACGGGTTTATTAGTTTATCTTTAAAAAACTTCATCTGCTTATCCCCTATTTTACCTTTGCCTAAAAACTTATAAAGTAAACCAGAAAAATCTTCAGCAGATGGTGGTATAAACCAGTCGTATAAACCTTTTTTAGCTCCTCTTGATTTAGCAGCAGCATCTGAAAATCTTTTAACAGAGTCAACACCTTTTGTTTGTTCTAGTATTTTATTGAACTGATCAGAGTTAGATTGTTCTGTTTTGCTAAGATCTAAAGTGTTGTCATCTATAACTTTTTCTTGAAAAACTTGGCTATTCTCTGTTGCAAATATATTTTTTCTAACATTTTCAGGTAAGAAAAATATTCTTCTACTACCAGATTGGTTTGTTGATCCTCCAACATCTATTAAATCACAAACCCATTTAGGAGCGTATAATGTTTTGTGTTCGCTAAATATTTTACTAATAGTTTTTAAATCAAAACCTTTTTTAAATAAAGATAAAAATAATTTACCCATACTTAATGCGTTTGGAAATAAATGTTCGTTCTTAGGCATTAACTGTAATACAGTTTTTTTCTTTTGTTCTATTAAGCTAAGTTTAGGAAACCTTTTCTTGGCTTTCGCAAGCTCTTGTTTCCAATGTTTTGTAGCTTCCCATTTAGCAAAATAATTTTCTAATTTTTTAGGATATATCTCTTTAGCTTTTTCAAAAGCTTTAATACTTTTTTCTGTAAGCTCTTTTGGTTGTTTAGGCGCTGTTGGTTCAGCTATTATATTACCTTGTTTTGTAAGAGGAGGAACTAAAGCTCCTTCTTCTAAATACATAGCTTCTAGTGTAGAAAATGCTCTAAAACCATCAACTATGTTAGTTTGTAATTGAAGCATGTTAAACAAATATCCTTCAGAAGCTTTAGACTCGTCCATCAATGATACCATAAAGTTTGTCAAAGCAGAATTAGCTTCATTAGCTAGTTTTATATTAACCCTTTCATCAATTAACATTTGTTGCTGTTTGCTTAAACTTTTTTCAGCAGCAAACTTTAAAGCCAGTTTAAAAGAATAATCTCCTTGTACATGCTTAGATACATGTTCTAAGTTTATTTTATCAAATAATTCTTGGGATCTTTTACTTAGTTTATTTTGTTTAGCTTTTTTAATTATAGCTTTTTGCTCTGATGCCGTCCAGTTTATACCTCTATAATGAACGCCTAGCCATTTTAAACCTATAACCTCTAAAAGCTCTCCAGGCATTATATCAATTATTTTTTGAGCTTCAGCCTTCATTGTTTTCATTACTTGCTCATCAACAATTTTTTTACCAGCAACAACCCTCCATATATTTCCAAGTCTTTGAAATTCACCTATTGAAGTGTCTTTCATTATCATTTTAACAAAATTTATTTTTTCAGGGCTAATACCCATATCTATAAACCTATCTTGAACAAACTGTTTTACTTTAATACTTAAATCATCTAGTTTTAAATTACCTTTTGACCATTCTTTTATTTCAGTTCTAGTTTCAGTTCTACTAAAATCAAGATCATCAAACCCTAAAGCTTCATTTGACTTTGTATCTAAAGTAGACTCTAGCGTGTTTAGATAACCTTCTACTATTTCAGGTGTAATGTTTTCGTTTAAAGTACTTTTGGCTATTATTTCTTGTAAAATAACAGGATCTGTTAATGATTCTCTGGTTACTTTTAAAGATACAGCTTTAGCTATTTCAGTAGCATATTTTTTTTGTTTAGCTAGTAAAGTTGTATAACCACCTTCTGTAAAATATTTAACCCAATTACCTATAGTTGGTTTCTTTATTTCTAGTTTGTCTATTCTATAATTGCTGTCTTTTTTAAGATTCGGATTATCTGCTTTTTTATTTTGTAAATCAATCTTGCCTAGTTTTTTACTAGGAAATAATTTATTTAAATAACTATCTTTTATAACCCTAATAGGTAAAGATTTTATACCACCTTCGTAACCATCTCTTACAAAATTATTATATTCATTAGATATTACAACTTTACCATCTACTTTAGATATTTTACCCTGTGCTTTTTTGATAATATTTGAAATTTCTTTTTCAATAACATTGGTCATTTCATTAACATTTAGTTTATTTTTACTTAAAAGTAAACTTATGTTTTTTATTATTAAGCTTTTTATGTTATTATATATATCTGATGTTATAAAGTTTTCGTCGTTAATCATTAAATCATTAAAATCTGTTAACGCTCTAGCGGCAGGACCTTGATCTTTATTAGTTGTTGTATTAGATTTTTTAGCAACAGAAGATTTAACATTACCTTCTTTGTCGTTCATGCTTTCTACAACAGCATCTGGAACAAAATAGTTTATAACCTCTTTAGATCTGCTTTTAAAAAATGTATTTATATAAGCAGCAGGGTTACCATATTTTTGTTTTTCTTTTATAAAATCCTGTACTAAACCTAAAACGTTTCTAGCTTTTGAATCCTTTTTTTGACTAGGTATTTTATCATACAACATCATAGCGATAATGTCGTCTTTGTTTTCGTTTAATTTATCTATTTGGTCTTGAGTATAGTTACCACCATCTCTGATGCTTTTAAAAGTATTTTCAGCCATACCTCTATATTTCATAGCTATATTAAAACCGGCTTCAGTTTTGTTAGCTGTAGAATTATAAATATCATTTACTTCTTTAGCTTCTTGAGATGTTTTAGAAAAATCAGCTATTTTAGAAGATCTATCTACATCACCTATTTTAGTATCAACTTTTGCTTCAGCTTTATCTATAGCTTGTGTAGCTCTATCACTTAATTTACCTTCTCTAGTACTTTTACTATATTCTTTTAAAAAGTTATATATACCTTCACCGCTGTCAAAATTTATATTTTCATAACCAAGCTTAACATACATGTTTCTAAAGAAATCACTTATTTTTTGAGTTATATTTTGCTCAGCCATAATAGCATCAAAGTTATCAGTAAAAACAGTTAAATACTCAGTGCCTTCTGGTTGAGTACCCATAAACTTGTCCATCATTGCTCTTTGTTTGCTGTTTAGCTTGTTTTTAAAACCATTAACAAGATTTTGTTGTGCTTTTGTACCACCTACCAAAGCATTTAAAACAGGGTGTAAGACTTCGTGTGATGCTACATTTACTGCACCTATTTTTTTAGCTTGAGTTTTATTTATAAATATCTTACCCTTACCAATAAAAGCACCATCACTACCAACAGCTTTTTGTTTTATTTGTTCTAACGTTTGACCTGTTGCATCAGCTATTTTTTGAAAATAAGTATCCTCGTTTTCATTTATGTCTATATCTAAACCTTTTTGATCAGCAAAATCTTGTACACTTTGTAAGTTTTTATTAAATTGCTTTTCAAACTTAGTGTCTAAAGCATTAGCTATTGCTTTTTTTCTATTTTCAATAGAAACATCTACTTTAGAGTTTTCATACTTTTTTTCTAAATCTGATATTTTATTTTTTATTTGAGCAAGTCTAATTTTACCTGATTCAGTTTTATTATTTTCTAATGCTCTTTTTTGTTTTTCAAGCTTTATAGCCTCTGACCTATCATTTATATCAGATATTTTACTATTAATATCTTGGTCTATATTTATGTTTTCTTTTCTATTGTCTACTAGTTTTTGTACACCAGGAGAATTTTCTATTTTTATATTAGCGCTAACATAAGCCTCATCGTCCATTATTTTTAAAGCATCACTAAACTCTTTTCCATTAAGCTTTTGACCGTTTAATGTATATTTTGGTACACCTTGATTTAAAGATTTTACAGCTTGAATACCAGTAAAGGTTTTATCAGCAAAACCTTCAATCATTATTTCTTCTAAATTATATTCTTGACCAGCTGCTTTTTGACCAAAATATTCACTAGCCATACCACCAGCTGTTTCTAAAGTGGCTATACCACCTGTAGCCGCTAAACCAGCTGTTTTGCTTAAGCTAGTTTTTGCCACACCAGAAAATATTGTTTTACCTGCTCCAGCTGAAACAGCGCCCACAAGACCATCTATAGCACCTATAGTTATACCTCTTGCTAATGCTTTACTTTTTATATCATTAAATGATTTTTCATCATTTGTTGCTTTTCTAATAAAACCTATTCTTTCTTCATCAGTCATTGTAGCCCAATTCAAACCTTGCTCTTCAGCTGTTTCTTGTACAAGTTGAGCTGTTGTTAAGCCAGTTTCCATAGCACCAGATAATCCACCCATAAAACCTCCAACTCCACCACCAATACCCCCAGCAGCTGCACCAAAAATAGCAAAAGGACCTCCAACAGAAGTTAATGCCGCACCTGTTCCAGCGCCTGCTAACGCTCCTGCTCCAGATGAAGCAGCGGCTGTTCCAAGCACTTCTTCACTGTCTAAAGCTGATGCAGCCATTTGAACTAAAGATTGTGTTGTGTATTGTGCCATAACGGTTGGATTATCCCACCAAGCCGCTAAAGTTCCTCCAATACCACCATATTTTTCTTTTAATTTTTCAAATCTTTCAGAAAAAGCTAGCATTTCGTCTGTTTGACCAGCGCCTTCCATTTCTCTAAATCTTTTAACAAGCTCTACAACTTCTTCATCCGTCATGTCCTTGCCTTTTTTAAATAAATCAAAAGATTCGTTTACGCTTGTTCCACCGTGCCAACCTGATTTACCAGCTCTTATAAAATCACCAAAAAAGTCTGTGACTTGACCTTTACCAAACCAATCTTCAAGAAAAGTATTTTTTTCTTGTGTATTTTCAAAATCACTAGGATCTATTTCTTTAGGTTTAGATTTTATAGTATTAACGTTATATTGATCTGGAAAATAATTTTTAAATATATAATCTTCCTTTTCTTGTAGGTTTTCTTCCGGAGCGTATTTTCCGTAAAACTCTTTTACGAAATCACTAACGTTTAAATCATTATCAACTATGTATTTAAACTTTTCGTTAATATCTACATCTGGCGCATATTTACCGTAAAGATCTCTAACAAGTTCTGCGAAATTATTCATATTATAAACCTTCGGTTTTAGATTCTCTAAGCATTGTTTGTCTTACAATTTCTCTAGCATCGGCATCTAAATCACCTCCAATATTATCTAAAATAAAATCAACCATAGAAACAGGGTCATCAAGTTTAAAGCCTGGATCTAATTTTTCAATCCTACCTCTTTCGTTTTCAAACTCTATATAAATACCATCATCATCTAATTTAATTTCTAAAGCTTGTGAATTACCTTGTTTTAAAGTTTTATTAAGAAAATCAACTTTTAACTTAGGGTCATTAAATTTTGGTAGGTTTGTTGATATTGACTTGTATGTGTCTAAAGATTTTTGTTGATATATCTCTAAGTCAGCGTTTATTCTTTGACCATAGTTAAAACTATTGTTTCCTTTATTTTTATTTTTTGCTGCTAACGCGGCTGCAGAAGCTGCTTGTTTTTTAGCATATCCAGAATTAGCTGAGCTATTTAATATGTTCATGTAATTGTCTACAACCACCTGTTCTAGTTCCTCTTGTCTTTCAGGGTTATATAATAAATCTTGATCTACAATACCTAAACCACCTTCTTGTATTAAATCATCTGTAGCTAGTGACAATGTAGTTTCTCTACCACCTTGTCTTATCATATTTAATATTTTTTGTCTATACATGTTAGACATAGTAGGGTCTAACTTTTGACCAGCATTATATATATCTGAGTTTATATTTATAAGCGTATCAGCACTCTTAAAATCTTTATTAAAATAATCAGGTACATCATTAATATTTACAACAGCATCACCGTTTTGAAAAGCCATATTACCATTTTCATCAAATATCATATTTGATTCATCAGTATAAATACTAGCTAGCAAATTACCTTGTTTAGAGTCGTTACCTTTAGATAATGCTCCTGAAGAGCTACTTTTTAAATATTCTGTTTTATTAGCTTTAAATGTTTCTAAGTTATTATTTAAATTAACAAAAGAGTTTTTTATATTAGTCATTGTGCTCATAGCCTCAACATACTCTTCTGATCCAGCTTCTAATGTAGGTAAAATTCTTGCAGCTTCAGCATATTTAAACTTCATTTGTTTACTCCAGTTAGCTACGTTTTCTTGTTGAGCAGGTGGTATTTTGCTAAGCTCTATACCAGCAGGCATATTATTTAAATATGTTTCTACTTTAGCTTTTTGAGCTCTCTCTTCTCGCTTTTTTTCTGCTCTAAGATTAGCGTAGTATTCACCAATACTTGAAGTAGCTTTACTAACCACAGCTCCTATATCGTTAAATTTTGGAGCAACTAAAGCAGCTCCTTTTATTAATGCTTGATTTCCCATGTCTATTATTTACCTAGTCCTAAGTTTTCCATAAAACTACCGTCGCCGCCTAAAGCACCTTGTAGTCCTATTGTAGCGGCTCCAGTTACACCACCTATTATACTTTGTGTTGCAGCTTGTCTAGCTTGATTTGCAGCAGACAGTCTCTGTTGTGACATACCTAGCAACGTTTCTGTTTTGTCTAATTCAGCAGCTCTAGATTTTTCAGCACCTGCTCTTTCAGCCATTTGTAAACTTCCAGCCATTTGAGCTTGTGCAGCTTGATTACTAGATTCTTGTCTAGCTATATCAGCTGATGCAGCCTGCATATTAGCAGACTGTTGATTAGCCATAGCTTGTGCTAAAGCAGCAACACCACCACCACCAGCAGCACCTTGCATACCACTCATAGTATTTGCTAATACCTGTTGTTGTTGTTGAGCTGCAAAATCAGCAGCCTGAGTGTTTACTGTTAAGTCTTCGTATGTGTTTTCTAAATTAGTGTACTGGTTAGATGTATCAAGAGATTCATATCTAGCTTTGTTTCTATCAAACTCAGCTTGAGCTTGTCTTTGCTCTCTTTTTCGCTTGCCGCTTCCTATCATTCCACCGGCAATAGATCCTAACGCACTTACACCCATTGATATTGGATCCATAATGTGTTGTTTATTATTATATTATTACACTTTTTTCGTGTTATTTACTACTTTCTACCATCTCTGCACTGACCGTAAACAGTTCTGCTGCTGATGTAGAATCGTTTGTTAATTCTACTTCTGCAAAATAACCTACTAAACTAGACAAGTTAGCTTTATTGTCTTTACTAAACAATATAAAACTATTAGTTGTAGGTAAAACTAAAGTGCTAGCAACTGTTAATTGTATTTGTGTTGTTGACAAAGGTGATGTGACTACACCCATTTCAATAACATCAGTGCCATTATTTGTATAATACAAAGTATCTCCAACTTGTAGTGAGTCGTTTATTTTATTTGCAAATGTTAATGTTAATGAAGGCATAATTAATTATTATTGTATGTTAATTTAACGTCTAATGTATAAGCTCCACCAGATATTAATCCGCTACCGCCGTTATGGCTACTTGGTATAGATATATTTCTTGAATTAAAATCTAAATCAGCACCATAAGGTCCAATATTAGAAGTTGATTGGTTTATAAATAAAGCACCAGAATTTAATAATGTATTACCATATTTAAACTCATAGATAACATCAAAATCCTCAAAACCATCAACATAGTTTGGATAACCTCCGTGTATACTATCTAATGACCAACCTTCAACAAGTATTGTTACGGTACTACTACCAGCTGTTAAGTTAGTATACGTAGTTGAACCAGACCAAACCCCTACGGTTTGTGTATATGAGCCAGAACCTTCTCTCCATGAGAAAGTTTCTGTAGATGTTGGAGCTATTGCTTGTGCAGCGACGTTTAACGTTACTGTAGCAGCTGTACTTGTTAAAGCACCATCGTTAACGGTAAATGTAAACGAATCAGATCCTGTATAACCAGAGTTAGATGTGTATACTACAAAACCATTGTTTGAATTAAAGTTACTCAACGTACCATTGGTTGGATTACTAGCTATAGCAAAAGTAAGTGGTGAGTTTTCTGCATCTGTACCAGCAAGTGTTAAACTTTTACCTACAGCACTAATAGCTGATCTAGTTTGAGCAGTTGCAACCGGTTGAGTATTTGTAGCTACACTTATAAAACTAGCTATATCTAAATTATAAGCCACATTACTTTCTCCTATTTCATAAATATAACTTTTAGGTATAGTTAAGTTTACCGTGTTTGTAGCACCTTGAGATAAACTTATATCTGAAAAAGCAACATCAGTATCACCTGGATCAGAAGGAGTTGGAATAAGATTACTAATAGTTGGTTGAGACGTTATAGTTATAGCGCTGCTATAAGCAATTGTAAATGTATTATTAAATTCTAAAACCGGATCTTGTTCTCCAACAGAACCTGTTATAGGGTCAAAAGTTGATATAGTATACCCTGTGCTTCCACTATCAGAAACGCTTATAGTAATTGATTTGTCTAGTAATTGTTTTATATCAAACGTAGACTGTAACGGAGACTGCAAACTTAAAGCTGTGTTTGTGCCCGCTGCTATAACAAAAGTATAATTTGTATCTTGTGTTATTGAGTTATCAGCGGCTGAACCACCAGGGAATATTATATCATAATCATAATAACCAACATCGGGTATTGTTCTATCATCATCTAATGTAGAAGACGATGTAAAAGTATCTGATGTAAAGTCATATGTATCTCCACTTGTTTTTGTTATTGTTAAATCAAATTTAGAACCAGGCGCACCATACACTCTCAATGCTCTAGTTTCACCAAACTTACTTAAGTTGTTTTTAACTATACTGTAACTTTTTATTTCTAAAGGTTCAGTGTATATTTTTACAGCATTAGCTATAAAAGATATAGAGTCACCTGATACGTTTTTAGCAGGATAAGTATAAGATATATTAAAAGTTTTAGACGTAAGTTTTCCTGAAGAATATGTTTTTGATGTTGTAACAGTATAATTACTTGTTTCACCAAAAAGATCCATACTACTAAAATTTATATAAGGTTCTTGCTCAAAGTAATAACCACTAAAACCTGTTCCAGTAGCAGAGCTTGCTGTAAAAGTTTTAGTAAACATTAATTCTGAAGTTGTATAATTTCCACTATTACTATAAGCAACATTACTAACGCTACTACTAGTTGTATTTGTTTCTATCGTGCTATACACGCCTGCTATTGTATAATTTTTTAATTGTGCAGACCCATCAATATCTATTAGTAAATTTACATTATTAGCTGGCATTATAAAGTTTGTTGCAAAAGTTGCAGTAGCTATAACAAGCTCTCCGTTTTGAGCAAACGTAACACTACTTATTTCACTTGGCAATGAACTAGCTGAAAAATTACTGTGAGTTATAGAATATCCTGGATCAGGTGTTAAAGTTAGTATATACGTGGGCGTTGAGTTGCTAACGTTATCTCCTGGTGTCTCTATTATTCCTGTAGGCGTTTCAAGTGATGATACTGTATAGTTATTTGGCATTTTTTATATTTTAATCTTGATCTCCAGTGTCTGAAACCGTTATTACATATTGTGGCACTAATGATCCGACAACAGAAGGATTACCTATACCTTGTACAGAAAACTCTTTTGTATCTAAATTAGATAATGTTGTAGCTTCTCCTTTTATATAGTTGAACCATTTACCTTCTTTGTTTTTAAATTCTTTTATAGAACCAGTTTGTTGGTCTGTAGTAATACTATTAACAAACCAACCGTTTTTTGTTTTTACTTGTGAATCAGTTTCTCCATCATTAGGGTCTATATCATAAGTATATTGTACAGCTTGTGAGCCTTCGTAGTTTAAAGCTGTAAAAGATTTAACAGAACTTGGAGCATCGTTTATTAATAACTTTATAGTAGAGTTGTATTGAACACCATAAAAATTATTTCTTAAATCATTAGAGTAATGAACCCATAAGTTACCATCTTTAAATGTGTAAAACTTATTGTTTAAACTTACGCCACTTTCTTGTATAAAAGAACATCTAGTGGTCCAACCTCTAACATTTTCTTTATAGCTAATTGTATTGTTATTTAAAGTTATGTGATACAAACCTTTGTCATTGTCATAACTACCAACAACACTTGTTGCTACAGCTAAGTTATCACTAAAAAAATCTGACATACCTTTATCAGATATTTCTTCTAAACCGTCATTTGATAACCTTAAAACAACACCTCTATTTTTGTCAGCCCAATAAGATCTAAAACCATATTGAACAAAAGATTCAGGGTTTTTGCTTATACCAAACTCTCCTACGTAAGGTATTGCTTGGCCTAAAACTCTGTTTACAGATGTTAAATTGGCATTACCATCAGCATTATATAAAGCGTCTTTATCAGCTAATATTTTTAAAGATTTATCCTCACATAAAGTAATTAAATCACCGTCTCTAGTTCTAGAATACAATTTTTGTATACTACCATAGTATGGGTTTAAATCTTTAGTTATAGGATTAGCTATTATAAATTGATTTGTTCTATTTATTCCAGATGTAGAGTTAAATATACCTGAAAATATTAAACCTGTCTTTTTTACCTCTTGTTTGTACTGCTCTGCTAATATAGTTGAAACTTTAGGCCCTTTATCTATTTGAACAGCATTAAAATCATCTCTTATTCTGTTTGACTCTACACCATTACCAAAAGAATAACAGTTGTGCCAGTTTAAAGTATGCATGTTACCATGTTGATTAATAGGGTATGCATTACTAGCTTCATAGTATAGATCTAAACCTACATCTTCTAATGGCTCTGTCTCCCATATAGCTGGATTATCTGTAGTAAACTCTTTATCGTCGTTATAAGGAGTTAAAAACTCAAAACCAGTACTATTACTTTTATTATTTATTATACCTGTTACATTTGTTTCTGGTGACCATTTTATAGGTTTGTCTAAAGCTAAAGTCCATCTTATAACTCTCATGCTAGCAAACTTACCTATTTTCACTCTAGATTGATCATAAGCAACTAAATGAGTTCTTAAATGTTTTTTTATTTCATAAACAGTGTTAGTTGGGTCGTCAGTTAACCTAAACTTCATACCATCATTTTCTAACGCGTTAACAAAATCTTTATATTGCTGGTCATCGTCATCACTAGGAAACTGATTCCATTTAGCTCTCCAACCATCTCTATCTTTACCTCCAAACCAATGGTAAGCTATTGATATTGTTTTTCTACCAGCTTGTATACCGTAACCAGAATTTTTACCTCCAATTATCTTACCTTCTCTTCTTTTTGTAGGATCTAAGCTACCACCACCAGTATCATGGTTGTTGTAAGTATTGTTGTTATCAAAAAACCAACCAGCGTTTACATCACCATTACCTTTGTTAGCATCTCTCCACCAACTTTTACTATTGCTTTTGTTTTTTATTACAAACATTTTTTCTTTAGCAACAATACCATAACTTGTTTGTTGGTTGATTTTACTAAGTATATTGTTTTGTAATGTTTGATCTTTATATACCTTAACAAAAAATCTACCTGTAAATTCAGGTTTGTTTTCCATTACTTGTTGTGCTATTTCTAGTTTTAAGTCAGATATAGGTGAACCAGCTGTTCCAGCAAAGCTAACATCTTCTTTAAAAACTTTATCTATAGTAATTCTATATCTATCTGGGTTTGAAACCTTAGCAAAGCTAACAACCTCATAATATTTAGATAAATTACCACCGGCTCTAAATCTTATATATAAATCTGATTTTGATATAATTTCAGGATTACTGTTTTCACCAACTCCAAAAGTTTTTTGTTCAAATTCAGTAGCACCAATATCTACAAAAGTACCTTCTTTTTGTGGAAAACCAGATGCTAAAAAGTTAGTGTCCATTATACCTTTACTTTTCTTAGATTCTTTTAAGAAATCTGGAGCTTCATTTGATATTGCTATTACTTTATATTTTGCATCTTCTTTTACAAAATCATCTGAGTCATGTTTTTTCTTTAATATTAAAAACCTATCTTCTTGTACTTTATTTCTTTCACTAGAAGGAAAACTTAACCAAATATTATCATCTTCTGCATTATACCATCTATCCATAGCTAAATTATAATATTCGTTTGATGGCTCTTTTATGTAATATTTAAAATGAGTTGCCCAAGATGGATATGTTGGATTAGTAAGTTTTACGTTTATATTGTTATAATTATCAGCAGATTTTTTACCAATTTTTTTAGAACCTGAGTTATCAGTTAAAACAGGTGTTTCTCTACCATATTTATCTTTATAAACTACACCTAATTGATATGTTCTTAGTGATTTTATAGATTTAGAAGGTGATTTAACTACAACAGATTTATTCGTGGGTTGTTCTATTATAACGTCAAATTTAGGTTTTACAATGTTATTGTTATAGTCTGTTAAATCGTAGTTTTGAGTATAGTTACCATATATCAATCTATTACCTATCATTTCTTGTGCTTTAGCTTTTAAAGGCACATTATCCCAAGGTCTTAATAGTTGATCACTAGGTAATGTAGCATAGATTATTTCTGATTCTATATTAAAACTATTACTAGTCCACTCAGTGTCATCACTGTCAAAAGTTTTAACACTATATACGTTCGTGGAGTTTGACTCTTTATATAGTAAATCAACTTCTTTTACATCATAAGGTATATCAGATGGTTTAAAACCAGATATGGTTAAACTTCTTATATTGTTAGTCATTCCTAAGTTATAACCTTTTTTAGGGTTATAATCAAACTCATCAGGTAAAAAAGCTATTTCCGAAAAAGGAGAAAACGATGAATATTCACCATCTTCATACTTATATCTATACGCAAACCTAGGGAATTTAAATTCAAATAAAGGTTCTTCCTGTTCTAATACAGCTTTAAAAACTATAGTTTCTGTAGGTACTAAGCTAGACACAGACTGTAACACAACAGAAAAACTAGTGTTTGATATTACAGATTCTATTTTAATTCTTACTTCTATTTCATCTTCAAAATTAGCATCGTCTTCGCTAGCACTAAGAACAATAGTGTCTCCAACTATAAAGTTAGGTGCTGGATTAAATGTTAATGTAAAAGCAGGTGTGGTTGTAGGCAAAGGATCGCCACCACTAGTAAAGTTATAACTTGTAGATGATTCTATAATTCCTGATCTTTTAGAAGAAGACATTGTTAACGTTGGAGCGTTAATAGGTGCTTTTTTTATAACAGTAATATGATCTTCTATAAAATTACCACCATTTATTTGCGTATGAGTAAACGTGTTGTTTGTTGCTTTTTTAAACTTAGATATGTTTATTTTTTTAGGTTCATGAACATTATCTGTCCAAAACAACAAACCCTCTAATATGTTTACACCTGTTATAAAATTATCGCTAGAAAAGTTTAATATATTTTGTGTATCAACAAGTACTGGTGATATTTCTTTATTTGTTTGATTAAATTCTATAATACAATCAGCTGAGTCAGATGTTAAAAACCAGTATATTTTTTCGTTTTCAGTATCTCTAATAGAACCAACACATTTTGCATTTGACAAACCAAATGAATTAGCCCAGTAAGTATACACCTTTGTATCAGAATTATATGTGTTTACATTTTCAATCTTGTTACCTAGTATGTTTTGTACTGAACCTACATCTGAACCTTCAGAGCTGGCAATTTCTATATTTAATGCATCTCTGTATTCGCCATTGTTAACTAATCTTTCGTCAAGGTCTTTATTCATTTTACCTAGACGAAAATGGTGTTTTAATTCTGGCATGTGCTAGTGTTTTATTTGTTTAGACTTACCTCGCATTACTTGAGTTAACTCTTCTATTTTTAAATTAGATAATCTTAATTTTGCGTTTCTTATAGCTGCAAACTTTTCTTTCTTAAATCTAGCAACTATATATTCTTGTACATTTGAAGATGAAGCTAAAATTGCGTGAGCAATATATTTATATATAGCTTCTTCAACAAATTTATGTACTTTCATTTCATCATCTGTAGCTAAACTATCAGATATGTATTTTAAAGTAACTGTTTTACCATTTATATCAGCACTAAAATGTATTCTATTTTTTAATGGATCTATATAAAAAACTCCATTTGATTGAGCTTTTGACGGCTCAATACCAAACCTACCACCGTTAGACGTAGATGTATCAAAACCATCATCATTAACGGTTGTGTCTGAAGTTGAGTTTGAAGATGCTTTAAACGATGTCCAAGTGTCAGCATCAGTAGATGTTGATAAGTTGCTACTACTATCAAATAAATAATTATAATCTCCATCTTGAAGAATAGACAAAGGGTTACTTGTTTTATCAGTAGGGTATATTATTCTTTCTACACCAGATGTATCTTTCCACGATAATTTAACATAATTAACATAATCATGAGGTAATGTCATAACTAGATTTGGAGATATTTCTATCTCCTGTGATTTTTCTGATTTTAAAGTATCGTAACTTAACTCTTGTAAAGCTCTTTTAGCAAAAAATACTATATTGCTTCTTTTTTGTTTTGGTATTATTTTACCCTCACCAACATAAGCTATTTCAAAGTTGTTAATTATATCTTGAAGACTTATAGTTTGATAATTTCCGAAACTAGAAGCAGTAGTGTAGTAGTTTTGTTGTGTTCCTTGAAATAATCCCATTTATTATTGTTTTTCTTGTTGTATTGATTTCTGGTCTTCTGTGCTAGCTATTTGATACATATTAGGATCTTTAAGCATTACTCCAGCTAAAGAAAGTATTTTTATAACTAATTCTGTTTCCTCTGATTCATGTAGTTCAAAGTTCACACTATTGTTTGAATTATACATAGCTTGTTCAAAAACTACAGTATAAGCCCATTTTACAGTAGCGGGTCTAGCTATATAGTTACACGTTACTCCAGAAGTTATAGTGACTGGATAAACTTGTATAGCACTAGCTGATGTGTTAACATATATAGGAAGTGAAACGGATGGTGTTGTTAAAGGGGAATTTATGTAATGGTGTAGTTCATTTTGTTGTAATTTTTCAATTTCAACATAGCTTCCTGAGTTGTTGTAGTATAGCTCACCCATTCTATAATGAGTGGGTAAAGTGCCAACGCCTCCAGAAGACATACTAACATTTTGTCTAAACTTTTCGAAAACATCTATCTTTTCTTGCAAAATACTAACCATATCTGAATATGTAGAATCATTGCCTTGTATTCTGCTAAATTGATTTAAATCGTAAAAATACTGCTCGAATATATCCATTTGTGCTTGATTTGCAAATAAATTAAATTCTTGCGGTGTTATATAACCTCTTTGCTCTTTATTAGCAATGTTTAATACTCTTTGATAAACTGTATCTATATTTACACTCATGTTATTTTTTTATTATAGGAAAAGGCCTACAAAAGTAGGCCCCACCTACAATTGTTATTGTCTCTTTTCGATGTTTTTATATATCTCTATACCTTCATCAGTTTTGAAAAATACTGCTAATGCAGAATATGGGTGTTCATCAAACGGAACTGTTAATACTTTTCTTCCGTTACTAGCCCAAGTAAAATTTCTTTGATCCGGAGACAGCTTTAATATTCCAGCTTCAACAGCTTTTATACCAAAGTTTCTTAATTCTACGTTATCATCTTGAATTAAATCTAAGAATAAAGCAGGATTTCTTTTAGCGAAGATTAATAAATCTCTTTTAATCTCCTTAGAAGTCATGTCATTAACCTTAGAACCGATCTCTACTCTTAATATAGCTTCTGCTTGATCTATTTCTATGTCTTTTGCTGCAACTAATGCATCTATTTCTAAAGTCATATATTCTAAATCATCTTTAGCTTCTTCTACTGAATCATGTTCTTTATATATAATGTCCTTTGCAGGGTGATATAAAGAAAGTAGTTTTTGTAAATTTTGTTTTTGCCTCGGCACACTTAAAGTCCCATCTCTAAAAATAATATGACCTAGTGTTACTGATCCTTTTTGTTCTTCAACTAAAGGTGAAGCTTGATTTGTAGCGTATCTAATTTCTTTTTGTGATCCACTTTCTTCATCAAACCATAATAATGATTTTCTTCTAGTATGTTTTGATGGTAATGTAAAAACTAGTGGTTGAACGCCAGACTTTAATACGTAAAGTCTATCTTTTATTTCCCAGCTTGATGCTGTTTTTTCTTTTTTCATGATATAATATAATATAAATGTTAATAAAGGTAATAATTACCCTCGTCAGAACAACGAGGGTAAAAATTACTATTGGTAATTATTAGTCACCGATAACTCCATCAGAAGATTTCAACAAGATAAAGTTGTTTGCAGCTTGAACACACAGACATCTTTCAGATAAGAAGTGTACGTTCATTGCATCCTCGTCACTTGTGTAGTTTCCACCAACAGAACCAGTGATCCAAGATTTCATTCTTCTGTCGTCAGCTTCAGAAGCTCTGTATCTAACGTGTAAGAATGGTCTTGAAATGTTTTTACCTAATTGCTGATCGTAAACTGTAGAAGTTCCAGCAGGAACAAATACACCTTCAACATCACCAACTAGACCTCTTGTAGTAGAGTCATTTAAGTATTTCCAGTCAGTTTTATAGAAGTCATAAGAACCTCTTCTGAAACCAGAGAAACCTAAATTTAATGCCATATCTTCGCTGTTACTGAAAACACCGTAAGATGTACCACCTGTACCGTAAGAGTTTTGAGCAGCTAACATATTGTCAATAGCTAGAGAAGTTCCTCTATCTAAGAATAACATGTTTTCCTCAATTGATCCTTGTTTGTCTAATTCTTGTAGAATTAAATCAAAGTCAGCTAAACCGTCAGTAGCTTCTGAACCTCCAAAGTCAGCATTGTTAAATACTAAACCTCTAGAGTTGATAGCAGCGAATAAACCTTCAGATCCAGAAATACCTGCAGCAGAAATAGCAGAAGAACCTGCTTTCTTTTCAGCTTCAATCATAGCCATTTCTAATTGATCTTCAAATCTTAATCTTGCTTCGTGCTCAGATTTTAAATACCAAAGGTAACCTCCAGTTCCAGATTCAGTAGTTACTTCAACCCACCCAATTTGAGCAGTATCAGAACCATTTACACTGTATTTATCTCTTAGAATAATTGGCTTATTACTAAAAGATGTGAAGTCAGCATCCTTTGTGTTACCAGCGTTAGCCGATCCTTTTTTGTACTCTGAACCATAAACAAATACTTTTACAGCAGAAACTCCATCAGCACCGATACCTGAAATATCAGCAGCAGTGTAAGGTTGTGCAGTAATTGTAGTTGCAGAAGGAACAGCAGATACATAACATTTTAATGTTGCACCACCTTTGCTAACAATGATAGTATCACCAATGTTAATTAAGTGAGCAGCAGAAAAAGTTAATAAGTTAGCAGAAACATCAGTACCTACAACATCGTCGTAAGCAACGTGAATTCTACCTTGTTCAGACCATACAACTTCGTCAGAAGCCATAGGCATTTCAGCTCCTACCATTTTCAAGAAACCAGAGATAGTTCTATTTCCATATCTCTCTACCTCTTTTTCATATACTTCTGGTAAGAATTGTTTTGTAAAGTTAAAGTCATTCCCGGTAATGCTTAAATAATTGTCTCCAAATAAATCTTTCACGGGTCTTGGAGTTAGGTGCTGTAAAGCAGCACCAGAACTTGCTATTGCCATTTTTTAAATTTTTAAGTGTTATTTTCTTAGTTTAATTTTGAAATCAGATGCACTTTCACCTGGTATTGCTCTAACACTAAATCCTGTTTTTATAACATTTTCATGCCCTTTTCTAGGCTCCATGTCTATGTTTTTAGATTTTGCCATACTGTTTTTAATAGCATCAGCTTTACCTTGTTCATAAAAATGGTTTGCTACAATATCTGGATTCATGGCTGTGAATAATGATTTATGGTATCCCTTTGCGTCATGCATTTCATTTTTATCGTTAAGAAACTTCTTAACAAAATTATTAATGTCGCTTTGAGAGTTTTTTACACTATCTACATCCTTTACGTTAAATCTATATTTTTTATCCCCAACCTTATATTCAAAACCTTTGAATTCATTAGAGAAAACCTGTTCAGTCTTTTTGTTAAATATAGACTTCTGAGTTTGTAATACCTTGTTATTTTGCTCAGACTCCTTGTTGTATCTGTTGAAAAAATCTATAGCCTTCTGTTGTTCAGGCGCTAACCTGCTTCCAGCTTTGATTTCTTCGTAATATTTAGACTTTTGCCTGTCTAAGTGGCTTTTAGCACTGGCAACTTGCTCTTTAAGCGCTAATTTTTTTCTTTTTATTTCTCTTTCAGTATCTTCTTCTTCATCATAACTAAAACTATCATCTATTAAGAAATCAATTTCTTCGTTTGATAAATGAGGTTTTGTTTGGCTATAATATTCTTTTAACAGTTGGTTGTCATTAAAGCTACTAAAATCTTGATTAAGCCTTACGTAGTCTTCTAAACTTCCGCCTGTATCGTTCATAAAATCTACAGCTTTCTGTATATTTTCAGGTAATTCAATTCCAGTTTCTTTAGCTTCTGCAACCGCTTCTTCTACTTCTTCTGTTAATTGTTCTGTTTGTTCTTGAACTTCTTCTTCTGTTATTTCTTCTAATACCGGTTGTTCTTCTTGTTGCTCTCCAACAACTTCTTCAACAACTTCTTTTTCTTCTTCTTTTTCCTGTTTTATTTCTTCAACAGGTTCTACTACTTCTTCAGTAGTTTCAACTGGATTTGGTATTTTATTTAAATTACTTAAATCCAATTTAATTGTTCCGTCTTCTGTAACCTCATTTTTAGGTTTATCATCAGCCGGTTTTTCTTGCTCAACCACTTCTTCAGTTGGTTGATCAACTGTAGATTCCTCTACAACTTCTTCTAATTCTTCTGACATAATATAATATTATAAAATTAAACAATTGTTTAAGCTTTAAATAAGCCTAAATCTATACCACCCATAGTATCGTTTGCTGTAGATTCAAAGTTTTTAGGTGGCTTAGCGTTATTTCTTTGATCTATTAATTCAGACTGTTGAGATGCTTGAATTTTAGTTCTTTCATCTTTTCTGTCTTCTTTGTATTTTTCTTTATCGTTAATAGTTTTGTTCTCTAGTTGTTTTAATTGCATGTTTAACTGAAATTCTAACTGCATTAACTCTTTTTTACTATTAACTTCTTGCTGTAATTTTTGTAACTCAAGTTGAGCTTTTGTTTGTTCTAATGCTGTTTGTATCTGTATAAGAGCTTGTTGCTTTTGTACCTCAGCTTGAGATGCAGCTTGTTGAGCTTCAGCATTAGCTTTTGCTTGTGCTTGTATATTTCTTTCTTGTAATAATTGATCTCTTTCTTGTTTCTTTTTTCTTCTAATTTTAAGTAATTGATTTGCAAGTTTTATATTTTTAATATTTCTAAGATCAATAGCATCTTCTAAGTCTATAAGTTTTTGAGCTATAGCAACCTGTATATTGTTTTCTAATAATTGTTTTTCTTCTTCATCAGGCGCCAACTCTATAAATATACCAAAATCATACAAGTGCAATTCTTGCATTTCGCTTAAAACAGCAACGTTATGAGCACCTATAGCCTGTATAAAAGCGTCTCTTGTTGGCGAAAACTCAAGTATATCAGATATTCTTAACGATAATGATTCAGCTGTCTCTGCAGTTAAGTATAAACCAGCTTGTAATATATGTCTTGTAGCAGTGTTACTATTAGCAGCAGCTAATTTTTGAACACCAACTAAAGCATTTTTATCTGGCATACTACCATCTCTTGCTTCGTTTAATCCAGTAGCATCGCGTATCATTTGTAAATAATAGTTGTATGTCTGTATTAATGTTTGCATTTTTTGACCACCAGAACTACTGTTTATTTCTTGAATAGGTACTTTACCTGGATTCATATCACCTTCCGATGTGAACGATCTACCTAGTATAGAACCAGTTTGGAAAAACATATTTAATGCCTCTTGTGGGTTATAATTAGTTCCATTACCTAAATCAATTTCAGCTAAACCATCTGCATCTAAATATATACCATCTGGTACTATTCTAGACATTACTTGTTGTAACTTTAAATGTGTAAGCTGTATCATATCTGCAAAACCAGTTATTCTACTAACTAAAGACTCTATTCTGCCTTTATACATTCTTGGAGCAACAATATTGTAATTCATTTTAACCTTAGTGTAATCACTTTTAGGTCTCATCATGTTTTTAGCTAGTTGCCATTTTAATAACTTTTTAGTACCTAATACTAAAGCTCCTTCATATAAAACTTCTACAGATCTAGACAGTTTACCATATCTAGCTTCTAGTTGCTCATCTAAACCTGGTGGGTTAAAACTATCATCTTTTACTATAATTTTAGTAGCACCAGTAGCTGTTTCTTTTACTTTATAAACCTCATTAGCGTAAGTTTTATAATTAAAATATAAAACTTGAATAGTATTTTGATCTAAGTTATTTGTTTCAGATACAGTTCTATTAAACAAACCAGTGTTTTGTACTCCTTGTTTAGTTATATTTTCTAAATCTTCATTAGATAAATCAGGAAACTGTTTTTTAAGTTCATTTATATGTATTGCTTTTATTTCACCTACATAATATATATCGTCAAAATAAGGCGATTCAGTATATGACCATATCATATTAGCTGGATCACAGTACTCAACAGTAACTCCTTCAGATTTATTGTAAGAATTTTTAACAGCTGCTATACCTATTGTTGTTAAATCGTAATTTAATCTTTTTCTTGTTTGTTCGTATCTATTACCTTCTAATAAAGTATTGATAGCTTGCTCTTCTGCTATCTCTACAGCTTGCTTGTAGTTTAATTGCATGTGTAAATCAAGCTCTTCTTTTGAATCAGGAAGTTCCTCACTTGGATTTTCCTGCATATCTACATTAAAATTTTCTTTTGCAAACTGTATAAGCTCTTTAGTTTGCATATCTCTTAATACAGATTCCATGTATTTAGTTCTTTTACTAACACCATATGGATCTTGAGAGTATGCTTTTATATCATATGTTCTTTCTGATATTCCGTTAACAACTATATCTACAAATTTAGGTATAATAGGAACAGGTTTCCAGTCTAGGTTTAAATAAGATAAATCACCATTAATAGATAGTTCATCTTTATATTTTTGAATCGACTGCTCGCCTCTAGCGTATAATCTTAACCTATGAAACTCATTAGAATTACTATAAAATCTATTAGTACCTGAGTCTCTTTTAAACCATTCAGATTCTATAGCTTTAGCAACCTTTAATCCGTACTCTTGGCTAATCTTTTCTAAATCGCTAGCGATTTGACTTGGAAAGTAACCTTTTACAACTGATTCAGCCATATTATTCTATTATTTTAGATCGCATGCCAGATTGTTTGTATCTAGCAAAACTTATGTTTAATTTTTGTTTTTCCATTGATGCGTGTGGAGTGTATAAATGCCTATTACAAGCCATGACCGCTAAACCAGAGCTTATTGCAGCATCGTATTTCGTTCTTTTATTTATATCAAATCCAGCCCAATCGTTTAATGTAGAATTAAAATACATAGTACCATACGTACCATCTTGCTTTAAACCTACATGATCTTGTATATACATTTCTATAGCAGCTGCATGAGCTTGTTTAATATCTTCACTTGAGTTAGGTATTCCACCTATTTCTTTTTCTGCTACAGACAGTTTATTCCAAACTTTATCTGGTCTATTCATTGAATAACCTCTATAACCTCGCCTTTTTAAATAATACAATAGACGTGGTTTATTATTTTCTGCAAGTATAGGCATCCCGTAAAATACAAGTGCCATTAGAACGTCTTCAAAGAAGATCTCAGCGGTCTGAGGTCTTGCTATATACTCTAAAAAAAATTGATTAGGTGGACAGTTTTCCATAGAAAACTTTGTTAACCCGTGCAATGCACCTTTAGATCCTGTTCCGTCTACAGTTCCTGATATATCATATGAGTCACAACCAAATGCACCCATGTGTTCATTACCAGGTTTTTTTCTTCCATTTTTAATTATAATGTTATTTTGTAAGTGAACTGGTGGAACCCAGCTAACTTTAAATCTACCGTTTATATCTGGATAAAATATTACTTTAGAATCTTTATTACCCATAGACCACTGAAAATTACCTTGTGTAATACCAGCAGAGCTTTTTAAATCTTCATTATAATCTATTTGTTCATATATTTTAACTAAGTTAAATATACTATTTTTAGTTTCATCTCTAAAAGCATGTTCTTCTGTTCTTGGAAACTGTCTATAAAATTCATTTAAAGCATCTTGGTCGTTTCTTAAACCATCAGCTTCATTTTGCCAATGTTCTATTACACCTATTTCTATCGGATCACCTTGTGGCCCAACAGTTTCTTCTGTAGGAGTGTTGAACGCAGGTATTCCATACATATCAATGAATCCTTCGTAGTTCCATTCCATAGGTATGAACAAAGAATATAATCCTGAGCGAGTCTGGCCATTGGCGTTTCTTTTTGTAACATCTGAGTTTGTATATAATTTCTTAAAGTTTTCTCCACCTTTATCAAGAGCATTACTCGTTGATCCCATCATACATTTACCAATAATTCTACTACCTAGTCTTAAAGTGGTTTTTGTAACTCTCCAGTTATTTAATATGTTCTCTGGTCTTTCCCATTTACCAGCTTCATCATGTACTAATAGTGCTAATTTTTCACCATCATAACTATTATCACCTGTATTTTTCCAGTCAATAGTTGTGTCTAATCCCTCCATCTGTTGTCCTTTATCTTTTGACTCAAATCTTTTACGTGTAAACTTTTGAGCAGGAACTCTATACGCAAGTTCCGTTTTAGGACGATCCATACCGTCTTGAATAGGTCTAAAGAAAAATGGATAATTAATTGATATTGGCACTACTTTATCTGTAAACATTTTTTTAGCATCAGCACCTGATTTAGATAATATACCATATCTTGAATCAGAAGATACTGTAGCTAAGTTAACTGTTTCTGCAGACGCCATAAATGAAAAACCACTACGTCTGTTTTTGAGATAACACATTCCATAACATCTAGAATCTGCTTTACAAGCTTCCCAATAAATAAAAAATAATCTATTTGCTTCTCTAAAATCAGGTTTACCTACATCAATCTTTGTCCATTGTAAATACATATAATGAGTACCAGTGATATAAGTAGAATTGTTTTTGTTTTTAAACCAATACCCTTCTTCTCTTCTAGTAAACTCTTTATCAATATACGTATGCCACTTTTTTTTAAATTCGTTAGGATAATCTTTCCAATCAAATATACTTTTAATAGATTTTAGTTCTTTTGGGTATTCATGAGGAACCCATCTATTATCTGTATTAACAACATCAAACTCTTTTGGTAAAGCTATGCTTAATCCTTGTATGCTATACACTTCACCTATCTGACCTGTTTTACTTATTACAACAACATCATGTTCTTTATTGTATCCGTACTTCCACTTTTTAGATTTGTTTAATCTTTTTATAGTGTTTATTTTAATAGGTTCTATAACCTTATATAAGCTTTGTTCGTACATTATTTAGATCTTCGTTCTGCAAAACCACTAAATACTTCAGACTCCACTTCTTCTTTTGGTTTATTATTAAGAATATCGTCTTCTTCTTGTATTCTAGTCAAGATCTCAAATGCATCGAATATTGCGAGCTTTTTAGTGGCTGCAGCGTTCTTGAGTCTATCGGCTGAAATGTCATCATCAGTTTCAACAATAGGTTCTTTCGCGACTTTAATAAGTTCTTTGACTGCTTCATGCCCAGCTTGGATTATACTCTTTTTCGTTTCCTTGACGTTCATATTTAATTGTAATTGATTGAATTCTTACTCTATACATTCTTTGATTATCAATGATAAACTCAAACTCACTAGTTGGAACAAAACCAATTAGATCGTTTTCTTTTATATAATTTGTTTTATTATCTAAAAATTTAACAACACCCATTAATGGTTGTTCTTTATCTAAACTTAATTTGTTTTTAGAACATATAGGTTTAACAAAACAATAACCGTCATTAGCTATCCATTTGTTATTCTGTTTATACATATACACTTGGTCAGGCCAAGCAAAATACATATCTTCTTTATAATAACTTTTAGAATTTTTTTCTTCACCTTTTATATCGTGAAATCTTCTAAAAATATTATGATGAATTATAACTTCATCACCTTTTTTTATATCTGTTTTTAAAGATCTAGGTGTCTGTACAACTATAGCGTTTCTACTGACATATTGATGATTTTGGAGCTCAGTGTTTAAAATGAGCTCCTTATCATCTATTTTCTTCTTGTTGTCATACCGACCTGCTATAGGCTTGACAATGAAGTTAAATATACTCTGCATTAGTACTCTAGGTTATATTCAACAGCTATAGCCATATTTTTATTGAAATCTTTCCACGGTAGGACTTCATCTTTCTTTTTTATATAAACAGAAAACTTGTGGTCTTCTTCTATTATATCACAAATGATATGTCCACCGTATACCTCTTGTCCAACAGAGTAGTGCATTGCATCGTTTTTGTAATCTCTACCGATGCTTATTTTACGAACTAGGTTCACTACGCTTTCTTTAATACTTCTGGTCCTACAACTTCTTCTTCTTCTTCGATTGGTTTATAGGTTCCATCTTGGATATTGATTTGAACTTTACCGTACTTTTCTTCAAGTTTAGCTTGGAATTTGTTTAAATCATTTTGAACTTCAGCAGCAGCATGATTAATTTGATGCTTTTGTAATTCAAGGTTTCCAATTTGTGCTGCAGCGTTATTTAGTTTTCCTACATAACCTTGCAGTTCTTCTAATTGTTCTTGGGTAATTTTGTTTTCATTCATGGTTTTAAAATTAAAATGTTATTAAATTAAATTAAATTAAGCTGGATCTTCAGTTGTTTCTTCAACTGGAGCCCATGGCATTTCTGCCTGTTCGTTTTTTGGTGTTATTTTATCGCTAATTGCTTTTTCAATCACTTCATTCATGTGATCAACTGGGTGATTAGCTTGTGCCCATGCAATTACATCTGCTTCTGTTAAATCCGCAAGCGCTGTAAAGTTTTCTGAATCAGGTGCACCAATTGGACAAGCGCCGCTGAAAGCAGCTTCTTCTCCAGAATCAGCATCTGTACCTTTATATTCAAAGTTAACGTGTGTGATCACATCTGACAATCCGTCAAGTGATGGTGCTTTTTTCATAGCCGTGATCTTCCATTCATAAGATAAATTCATAATTTATTTTTTAATTGTTTGACTTATATTTTATTATCACTTGTTTTACTGATTTTCTAAAGTTTCAAGTCTTGACTTAAGATCGTCAATAATAGTTTGTTGTTCTTGCATAGCTTTAATTAATATAGGAACCATAACAGAATACTTAACTGTTTTTACAGGATCATCATGGCCTGGAACTTCTCTTTCTTTAACCAAAGCTGGGAATATAGGTTCTAATTCTTGTGCTACAACACCTATTTGTTTTAAATCCTCCCCTTTAAAATTAAAATTTCTTACTTTAATTTGTTTTATTTCATTTAATTTAGGAGTTGCATCAACTATATTTTCTTTTAATCTTTCATCCGAATATTGAGTATAACTATTGTTTTTGTTTACTAAATCACCGTCTAAGTAACAAATTAACACGTTGTCATCTCCAGATATATGGTTTGATTGGAAATTTAAAAACATTCCAGAACTTGCATAAGAGGCTCCAGTATGTATAAACGCTCCAATTGTGCTACCATTTGAACTGCTTCCTAATTCTATTTTTGCCGCAATTTGTCCAGCGGCACTATTTTTTATGTTAAGATTACCTCCAATATTACCAGATGTAAATCCAATACCTACATCTTGACCAAAATAAGCATTTTGACCAATTACATTACCCGCAAACGTTGCTGCATTTAAATTACTTGTTGAATTAGGATTTAAATAATAACTTGTGTCATTTCTATCGTAATATTCATATGCTCTTACGTCATAAACATCCATTAATCTACCATCATTATCTATATAACATTTATCCGAACCATCTCTTCTAAACTGTACAATTCTATTTGATGAAGAATCCGAAACTATATACCATCTATTTGAGTGATATTGTATTTTACCCGCACCACCTGGATTACCTGTCCAAGTTGAAGAAGCGGAAGATAATATAGATGTGTTCGTTATATTAACACCACCATGACCTCCATTAAAATCTGCAACACCCGCAAAAGTCATAGCGTTAACATTACTTGTGCTAGCTGGGTCTGTATAATAACCTGTATTATTTAAATCGTAAAATATAGGTGCTCTCCAATCATTATTGGCAGTACCTGTGCCCGCGGCACTTAATGTTATATTATTAGCACCTGATGCATTCCTAATAAATACCCCATTAGTTGTTTGTATATACCACCAATTAGAATGGTATTGCATTTTACCAGCAAATTCACCATCCCAAGTAGAGCTATTTGATCTCCAAGAGCCTACTGTTCTAAGTGATGTAGTTGAATCAGGGTTAACATAATAACTTGTATTATTTGAATCGTAAAATATTGGTGCTCTCCAAGAGGTGTGCGCCTGACCATTACCAGATGTATCAAACCAATATCTTGATCCCCAAGTTGTAACGCCCAAACCTCCACCACAGCCATAATGAGGGTTATCTTGGTTGTCATAAGATCCCATACTAAACACAGTGGGATTGTAATTAGGCCAACCCATTGACCATCTTCTAAAACCACCAGATATATTACCAGTCATTGAAAACACAGAACCATGATTTGAGTTGGAATTATTTGAATTTGCATTTATATATAAATGAGGGTAGTAAGCGGCATTTATTACTAAAGATGCCCTAGCATCATCATCATAAACCCTAGTAATATCACTATCCCCAAGCTGTAAGCTCCACCCATCTGTTTTTCCTTTATAATACCCCTGAAACATATTGCTTGTGCTAGCGGGGTTTGTATAATACGTTGTATCATTTGAATCATAAAATATTGGTGATCGCATACTTGCGTTTGCTTGCCATACACCATTATTTAATATCCATCCTGAAGTATATGCAGAGGTAAAGTTATTACCGCCAGTGCCTCGTCTAAACACCCACCCTCTACCGCTGGTATCCATAGTTAAATAAGTATTCCAGCCATCTCCATTTCCTGTTGGATTTGCAAAATTTCCCCCATTAGCTTTAAAGCCTATTGCCGAAGTTGTTGTATTTCCGGCCCCGTAGAAAAATATTTGGTTGTCTGTTGATGTTGTACCATTATCACCTCTAATTGCAACGCCCCATAAGCTGCTTTGGCTATTGGGGTTTGTATAATAAGCGGTATTATTTATATCATAAAATATACCTGCTCTTATATCAGCGGTGTTTATTGTACTACCGCCGTTTAGTATTATTTGTTTATTAAAATAGAAGTTATCTCTATCAGTATATATATGAGCGTGGCTGGTATTAGCAGGGCCAAATAATATGTATCCAGCATCTGTTTTAAATCTAACGCCCCATTCGTCTGCATCAAATCTACCATTATTGCTAGAACCACTAAATTGAAGTGTATTAACAACACTTGTTGACGCCGGATCTAAATAATGATTTGTATCATTTGAATCGTAGAATATTGGTGCTCTAAAGCTTGAATTAGCTGTTGCAACACCCGAATCGTCAGCTGAAAATTCTACAGTATTCCAACCATAATCTACAACTTCAAATTTCCTACCCGTGCCTGTGCCTAATTGAACTGTTAGTACACCCGCAGCTCTGTCTGATGCCCTACCAATCCATGCTTCCCCTGTATTTGTTTGTGAGTGACTAAATGTACCAACTTGTATTCTACCTTGTAAATTTGCAGAAATCCCATTAGCACCATTACTAGGATCAACATAAAACGCAGTATTATCTTTATCATAAAATATTGGTGCTCGCATACTACCATTTACAGTTAAATACGCTGTAGAAGTAGACTCAGATATTAACTCCATGTGATAAGTGGAGCTATCACCGCCGTGATATAATTTACCCCACCTTATTTTTGATCCTGGGTTGTTGTGTTGAAAATTTAATTGACCAACAATGTTTGTTGATGCGGTGCCATGAGTTGCTGTAATAGATTTACTTTCGCCAGAGCTCCAACTACCATCCATGTCTATTGCTCTGGTTTCTCCGGAGCTAGTAAATCCAATATTCAATGCGGCATGACTAGCCATGCCACTACCACCATTTATTAATCTTGCTGTACTATATACATTAAACTGATTTACATTACTTGTGCTAGCTGGGTCTATATAATAACCGGTATCCGCTGAATCATAAAGTATAGGTGTTCTTATTTGTGTTAAAGCATCAAATCTACCGTTAGTATAAAATGAAAATCTTTTTGTCCAATTTTCATTTATACCAGTTGTTGAAAAATAATATTGAATATCTCCTGCAGAATCCGTATGGAATAAAAATGTACTACCAGTATTTGAATTTGAATTAGTGCTTCTAAGACTAAAAGATGGATATGTTCCGTATATTGTTAATGAGTCTGAATATGTGCCACTACTCCAATCATTATCTACTATTAAAGACCCAGTAGTAGTATCTTCTGCGTTGCTTCTTAAATATTTAGAATCTGTTTGAGTCGTTATATCAAATGAAGTTAAATAACCTGCGCTTGCATGGTTACCCCATCCGTACGCTGTATCCCAGTTTGAAATATTTAAATTTGCACCAGTTACATTCCCTGTAGCAGCAAAAGAACCATTTAAGTTTGTTGCTCCATTACCTGCAATTGTAAGAATATCTCCGCTTGCTCCATAGCCTCCGTCATATAAATCTGTTACTACAAAGCGTCCACCACCACTACCATATGTTATACCGTATCTTCCAACAATACCAGTCCCATCATTTACAGCAATTGAAGCAAGACCATTTTGATTATTTGACCAGCTTCCATTATAACCCATTATAATAAAATCAAAGTCGCCCCCTCCGGATGAATTTGTTTGATCAAAATTGATAGCTCCTGTCATATTACCACCAGCAAGCGGTAATTTAGTTGCAATGCTATTTGTAACTGTTGTGCTAAAGTTTGCATCATCACCTAAAGCCGCTGCTAATTCATTTAATGTATCTAATGTGCTTGGTGCACTGTCAACTATACCTGCAACTTGATTATCTACATATAATTTATTAGCTGCGTCTGTATTTGCTGAAACTGTATCAATACCTTGTATTCTACCAGTGCCACCCAAAGTAATATCACCACCTGTAACCGTTAAGTTATCATCAATTGTTAAAGCATCACCAATTCTTACAGCAGCGTTACTCTGATCGTTCATAATAGCACCTCTAAATACGGCTGTATTTTGTACATACATTGATACCCCAGAAGCAGCTGCATAAAAATAATTTGCATTTGTTACAACTTCACCTGAATTTGTTACTCTAAATGCTGCAGAACTATCAGAACCTCTGGATACATAAAAAGCATTACCACTAGACCCGCTGCCATTAATTACAACATTACCTGAAAATGTTGGTGACTCCTCAAAATTAGATGTTATAACACCTGTACTTGAATTATAACTTAAAGCATTACCAGATACACTAATTGCACCTCTAGCTCTTGCATCAGTATAATAAAGATTTGTACCTTCACTTAAATCACTCGTTGATTTAGCTGTAAAAGCAGTATTAAATCTTGCTTGTGTATAATATAAATTTGTTCCTTCAGATAGGTCTGAAGTTGATTTGTTACTTAAATCTAAATTGCTACCAACTTGTAATGCAATTCTAGCGTCAGCTCTTGCGTCTGTATAATATAAATTAGTACCTTCAGATAAATTCGATGTACTTAAATCACCTATTCTTGAATCAACTCTAGCATTAGTAAAATACAGATTACTACCTTCACCAACATGAGATGTTGTTATACCGTGACTTGAATGTAAATGTCCCTGGGTTATTGAACCCGCTTTTATAAAATCACCTGTTACTTTAGTTAATGCCATTTATTTGATTTTTTAAAGTTTCCACTTCTGCTTTTAATTCTTGTATTGCCTTTGTTAATATAGGTATCATTTTTTCATATGTTATTCCAAAATGATCTTGCTCTACATCTCTATCTACAACTAAATTTGTTTTAGTTGAAACATCATAACCATAAGATTTTTCTACTTCTTCAACTTCCTGTGCTAAAAATCCTAATGTTAATTCTTCTAGTTTGTTTTCACCAGTTGGTGTTCTATCTTCATAATCAGATCTTTTATCCCATCTAAATGTTACTGGATTTAATTTATTAACAAAATCTAAACCTACATTAATTGGTGTTATATCTGTTTTATCTCTTTGATCCGAATTTACTGTCCAACTAATTTGTATTCTTGCTGTAGTATGGGATTCGTTACCCATATGTATTTGATTACTACCTGTAGTTACTCCAGCTATAGATTGAGGCGATTGAAAACCTGTTCTACCTGAATTTATTCCAAATAGCAGGTTATTGCCTCCACTAGAAACATTATAACCAGCAGCATCACCCATTGCAATATTATTACTACCACTGCTTACACTATATAAAGCTGCATAACCATACGCAAAGTTTCTACTACCAGTGGTACAGTTTCCTAATGCCTCAACACCAAAAGCCGCATTGTTAGTACCAGACGAAATAGCATTCATAGTGGTACTATTACCCATTCTTATGTTATTAGCAGAACCATGCTGCGTATAATTAAATTGCAACGCGTTTAAAACACTAGTAGAAGCAGGGTCTGTATAATAATTTGTATTATTAGAATCATAAAATATAGGTGCTCTAACCTGTGTAAATAAGGCAAAATCTTTTGTAATTTTTGCAATTTCTTCATAAGTTGAACCTGCTGAACCTATAAAAAACCAACCTGTTGTTGAATTATTTTCAGCATACTCTACAAATGATGTTTGATGTCCACCTAATATTGCAGCTTGTGCTTTTGATTGCCCAGGTCTTGCATGTCCTCTAATTGATATAAAGTGATTCCAGTTATCATAACCTTTATATACTGTATAACCAGTGGAAGTATAGTTACTAGCTACAAACCAGTTGCCTCTAATCACGCCAGCTGCATTAATACTAGTGTTTACACCAGAATTGTCCAGATGTGCGTAAAAACCTGTATTGTTTGAATCATAAAATATTGGTGCTCTAACATCTGTATTATTATATAATGTACCTCTTGTATCAATTGCATATCCTGGATCTCCTGATCCGTATACGCCCCAATCACCTCCAATACCAACTCTTCCGTTTTCGTGAAATGTCATTGGACTTGTGCCTGAATACCCAGATATACCATTATGAGGATTCCAGCTTGAATTGCCTTGGCTAGTATTTGAAAATCCAATAAACAAATGTTCCCCATCACCACTACTACCAATTAGCCATTGTCTTCCGGCATTTCCATTATGCGTAAATTGTATTGTTGGTCCATGAGCAGAGTTAGATGTTACAGTGTGGTTTAAATGCAATACTGGATATGCTCCAGTAGCCGCTATTATAGGTCTTTGATTGGTATCTTGAAGTGTATATGGTAAATTAATACTTGATTGCCCTACTACTAATTGGTTACCATAGCTGCCTGATGTTCCTCCGTGAATATTCATTTGACCAGCAAGTGAAGCACTACTATCCCCGTGATAAAAATAAGCTGTATTATTTGAATCATAAAATATAGGTGCTCTGTGGGATGCATAAGCTATTGAATTACCGCTATTATCTACTATTAAAGCATTTATCGTATCTCCACTATTATTGAATCTAAACCCATGGGTTGGTGAACCTACAAAATAACCATTATTATCTAACGTTATTGCAGCACTAAGTGTATCCGCAGCGTTGCTTCTTAAATAACCATCACCACCTATACCATCTAACAAGTCAGCATTTAAACCTGATCCTGGGCCGTCATTTACATCTGTCCAAACTTTTTCCCAACCATGCCACCCAGTAGAGGAGCCTTGTTTTGCTCTAAATCTTAAACCACCTGCAGAAGTATCCCCCATCCATATTTGATATTGTCTATCACTCGCAGTATCAGAAATATGCCAAGTTGCATTATAATTACCATAAGGAATATTTGTTGCGGATGTGCTGTTTGTACTCCATGCTCCTGCAGTGAGAGAGTCATAACTAGAAATTGCAGTTGTTTCATAATAACGATAATACCCACTACCTTGAACACCATCCAATAAATCTGCATCTAATCCAGAACCTGAGCCGTCATTGCCAGCATGCCACATTGTGTTTCCTTTCCAAGTTATCGTTGAATTATTATATAATTTTAAACCTTCATAATATGTTCCATTCCCATCTTTATACCCAAAATCAACCCATCTATTAGCAGTGGCACCATCGTATCTAAATTTCCAACTAGGTCCATTTATATTACCATTATTTAGCACATGATATTCAACTTGGCCGGACATTGATCTAAATAACCAGGATTGCGCTTGTAGGGCGCCAGTGGTTACATTGCCTGCAAAAGTTGCTGACAACGAACCATTACCAGTTGTACTATTACCACCGTTTAATTGAAGTAGTATGTTACCGGAACTGTCTATAAATTTATGACCTTCGTTAGTATGTGCTCCATATTCATTCCAATACGCATTAGTTCTTATGAAGCTTGCTTCGCTAGCATTATCTGTTCTTTTAAATATTAGTTTATCGGTTGTGCCACTTGTTCCACTCAATAGCATTAAATTACCTGCAAACGTTGCGTTATTTGAAGTGTCTATCGCTAAAGCATCTGCACTCCAACTACTACCATTATAATATCTTAAATTAAAATCATTAGTATCAAATAGCATTTGCCATCTTTTACCACTACCATTTTGTAAATAAAAAGTATCTAAAGATGCTACATTACCAGTAACAGTTACATTTCCTGAAGCGGTTATATTAGCTATATTAACTAAATTCCTACTGGAATCCATTACATAAGTACCGTTTAACTGATATGCTGAAGAATTAACTACAGAAAAATGACCAGTACCAGATGAAGCTGTTACATTTCCTGAAGCGGTTATTGCCGCTACTGTAATATTATTTACATTTAAATCGTATTTGCCACCACCTCTAGTTGCCCAGTCGTGCCAACCAGTTCCAGCTGCGTTTAAAACTCTTAATGTAGATCTATTATATAAAATACTATTTACTTCTAAATCGCCGGTAATTGTCCCACCAGCAAGTGGTAATTTTGTAGCTATAGAGTTAGTTACAGTAGTACTAAAATTAGCGTCGTCACCTAATGCAGCAGCAAGTTCATTCAGTGTATCTAAAGTTGAAGGTGCTGAATCTACAAGGTTTGAAACCTGTGTATTAACGTAGCTTTGCGTAGCGTAATTAGAGTCGTTGGTAAACATAGAAATGTTACCCGACTTGTTAGTTAAAGTTTCTGTAGAACTAGACGTAATAAATCCATAGCTATTATTCCAGTTTGTATTACCATCTGTAATATACCCACTATCATTAGTAAACATTGAAACGTTACCTGATTTATTTGTAAGCGTATCAGTTGATGATGCTGTAATAAATCCATATGAGTTATTCCAATTTGTATTACCATCTGTTATATATCCTTGAGTAGAATGATCGCCCCAGCCGTAAGCAGTATTCCAGTTTGATGAATTATTTGTAGTTATGCTATACACGCCCGACCCGTTGGTTGTCATTAAACCAGCGGATGTGAAATCGTCATCGTATAAAATATCATCAGCAGCTGAAACGCTACTGAATGACATTACTTCTATATCACTTGAATTTGGAGGAGCGGTGCTAAAGGTAAGAGTTGTACCACTTAAAGAATAATTATCCTTATGTTGGTATACACCGTCTATATATACTTGTGTTTTATTTTCATTGTCTAGACTGTTGGCTAATGTAAAAGCAGTCGTGCTACCATCACCTGTGAAACCGTCTTGGTAAATTATACTTGCTGAAGAAGTCGCGTTTATCCAGTTAACACCAGAACCAGTAGATGATAATACTTGTCCACTGTTTCCTATGTCACCACTAGAATCATATACTCCTCCGGCTATGTTAATATCGGTTAAAAACTTTTTAGCCATGAATTTTATTTAAATTATCCAATCTTTGTAACTAGTACTCTTATATCGTTTGCTGTTGGTGCGGATGAAAAATCAATTGTAACAACTGAAGTTGAAGTTCTAACTACATCTGCAAAGACTGTATCTAGTGAGCTAACATCATAAAGCTGTACGATAACATCTTGAGAACCTAAATTATGTGTTACAGTATAAGAAGTTGCAGAACCATCACCTATTGAAGTTGCGTAAGTTCTACCAGTTATATCAGATGTTAAAGCAACTGTACCTGTAGCATCTGGTAATGTATAAGTTCTATCACCTGATAACGCACCAGCTATTAAAGTACCTTCGTTGGCATCAGCAACAGTACCTTCAAATATTACACCATTTGATGTACTTACTGTTTCTACATTGTTTGTTGTTGTTGTTCCTGTAACTTGAAGATCTCCAAGTACTGTTAAATCGTTTCCAATTGTAACATCACTAGGTAAACCAATAGTTAAAGATACGTCTGTACCTGATTTAGTTACTGTCGTTTCTATCTCATTAGTTGTACCAACTATTTTTAAATCATCAGTTGCTAACGCTACATCTTGAGTAGTTGAATCACCATCTATTGTAAGCGTTGTTGTTATACCAGCTGTACTTGCACTTGTTATTCTACCTTGTGCATCTATAGTAATTACTGGTATTGCTGTAGCAGAACCATAAGATCCAGCTGTTACAGCTGTATCCGCTAAATCAATTGTTTGAGTGTGTTGACCTGATGTTGTACTAACTGTTCCTGATAAACCAGTTCCAGCTGTTATGTTAACCCCAGTTATATCACCACCTACATTAGTCCATGCAGATCCGTCATATACCTTTAGTTGGTTTGAGGTTGTGTTATATATTATCCAACCAGCTGTTTGACCCGATGAAGGATCTGTACCTAGTTTCTGAATTACCGCATTCTGTAATTCGTTTTTGTTTAAATTAATGTCTGTTAAATATGAAAGTGCCATAGTTTATTAGTTTACGTATACTTTACCTTGAAATGAGGCTTTAAATGTTATAGTGAAATTATTGTTATCTATATGTTGTACCTCACCTACTATATGAGATCCTGCTGAATCTACTGTTGTAACCGCTGGAAACTTGGATAAATTATGAGATACCGTATGAGCTGTACCAGCTGTAAAATTAATATTAGGTGTAACAAAGTTTTTATCTGTTCTACCTGTGTTATCAAGATTAAATAAATAAAAATTGTCGTTTCTTAAATTTCCATTACCATTTAAAAAACTAAGTGAAAATGTAGCAAATGTATCGCTAGGATTAGCTTTAGTTACGCTAATTAATACAAATTGACCAAACTCATTTAAATTATCTACTTTAGATATTTTAAGACCTTGACCTACTAAATGGTTGTAAAACTCAGAAACATCAACATCACTTAAATTTTTTGTTGAAACTTTTAATGATGTTATACTACTAAAAGCAATACCATTACCGCCTAACGGTAATTTAAATTTACCTCTTTCTAAAGGTATATTTTGTGTTATAAATTGCTCTACTACGCCATTTAGATTTATAGAACCAGATGTGTTTAAAAAATCTGTTATATCTTCTATTTTAAAATTTTTAGTAGCTCCTCCAGCATTAGAGCCTAGCAACTTGTCGGTTGCTTGTACTGATTCATCTAAATCGTATGTACTAATTCTAGCCATTAAATTTTATTTTTTAAATAAGCTTGTAGCCTTTTCTGTCGTACGTCCACCGAAATAAGCTAAAACAACGGACATCATGACCTTTTCAAAAGTATCATTCCATGTTTCACCTATATGAAATGGTATTGAGTCTACACTGTCAAGTAAACCAGCAACAGAAAATATAACAATACACCACACTAAAACCAGTGGGCGTACATTTTTCGAAAGCCACGAATCTGACATGGAGTCTGCTTGCCACCTTGAGGTGATAGCCTCCATCTCTTTATTTTGTTGTTCAAATATAAGTTGCTGTAATTTTATTTTTTCTTCACCACTTACATCAGACTTACCAATAGCTGCAATAGCTTCAGCAGGTGTTGTAACACCACTGATTATATTACCTAATGCTGGACTAGCAAGTGATGCGGCTCCAAATAATAATTTACCTACAGTAGTTTCTGCAAATTTCTTTTTTGGCTTACTCATTATTTATAACAACCTTTTTTTTTAGCTGGTGTTGGTTTTCCATACTTTGCAACAGATGAATTATCAACAAGCTTTTTAAACTTTTCGTTATTATCAAGTTTACCATCAGCTGAAGCTTTTTTTAAACCTGCATTAAACTTTGCGGCTGAACCTAAGTTTAACATTGGATCTTTACCATCTGTACCTACTAGACCTCTACTTTTTAATGAGCTGTATATGTTACCAGCTTTTGCACCTTTTGTTCCCATGATTTATTTATTTTTATTTTTTGAACCGTAGCCACCCATTTTAAACGGTGTGTTTATTTTTTTAGAATTTTTTGTTCTATCATTAACTATATCACTGCTTGTAGCATTTGTAACCGCTACAGGATCCATATTGTAAGTATTTTTATTTCCACTAGCAGATTGATTTATTCTGTTTCTTATTTCTTGATCTATTACTGTTTGTCTATTTTTTCTTTTATCACCTTTTATTTCTCTTTTCTTATCTTTATATATTTTCTTCATTGTTTTGTGGCGACCTTTAGCTTCTTCTAAAGTTTTTCTTGCATTAGCTTTAGCATATTCAGGATCAGTTGTAGGGCCAATATTTCTTAATGCTTTTCTAGCATTTTTAACATCTTGCCTTGTGTTTTTCTTACTGATCATTTTTTTATCCGTATAGTTTTCTGTACCATCAGTTCCATAAGGAGCATAATCACTGATACCAGCTTCAATATTACCTTCTCTAAGGTTTCTCATTTGGTTTCTTTTAGATTGACCTGTAAGATTTTTAATAGCTCTTATATTACTTCTTTGTTGCCAGGAAGCTTGAGATTTACCCGTTGGAGTATACATTATAGGATCAGTATTTGTAGTTACTGTTTCAATTGTTTCACCTGGAATTATAACTTCACCAGGACCACCAGAAACACCAGTTTTATCAACTAAATCTTTTTCAAACTTTACAGGATCTTTTTTTCTTTGACTTTCTCTGTCATCTATATAAGCCTGTTTGTCTTTATACATACCTTGTATTCCTTCTAAATTTTGGCTCCAAGCATCATCATAACTTAATCTTTTCTTTACGACATCAGGGCTTGTTGATGTTTCAGTGCTGTTAGTTTGTAATAATAACTCACCTGCTGAATTAGTTGTTACGTTTTTTGTAACTTTAGGATCTGTATTTTTAAAAGGAGAACCTTTCTGTATATATGCCATAATTATTGATTTTTAAGTATATTATTAAAAAAACCAACTACATCATTAGGTTTATAGTTTTCAACAATATTATTTTCTTCTTTAACCTTTTCATTTGTTTTTTCTGTTTCTTTAGATTTCATGTTTGTTAAGTCTATAGAAATAGATTGAGCTGGTTGTTGATTATTACCAGGTGAAGGTTTAGTTTTTTCACTTTTTTTAGTAAAAGTAGAAGCCCCTAAATCTGCAGCACCCTGAACTAAGTTTTCATTCATTTTAAAAGGTGAACCTTTTGCTTTTTGAGTTATTGGTTGTGTTTTCATTATTTTACTTTATCGCTTTCATGGTAAGCTTCAGCTTCCCAAGCATTTGTTTTTGCACCTTCCTCCATAACTTCTCTATTAAAAGTTTTCATTGGAGATCTAGTAGACTCTTTCCAGTATACATTGTTATCATCATAACCTAGTCTACCTTGCATCATTTGTTCATGATGTACGTTTTCATGTACTATAGCTTCTATTTTTTCTTTACCTTTTACTTTTGGATCTATAAACGTTGTACCGTCTCTATTAGCCTCAGCTTTAACACCACCTTCTAGTTTTTTGACAAAAACAGGTCTACCATATTCTGATAGTTCTTTGTCTATGCCTATAACATCATGTATGTTTTTAAGTTTAAAAGCCATTATCTATCTTTATCTTTAATCATATCATCTATAGCTTTATTATAAACCTTGTCCGTATATGATTTATTATTAAAAAATTTACTTCTTGTTGATGTTGGTAGGTCTTCTTCAGCTAACAATATTCTATATATTCTACTAATTAATTGTTGACCTTTAAATGAAACTTTATATATACTATATTTTATAGTAGTTCTGTTTCTATGTCTCCAAGCTTCTATCCAACCATCTCTTCTAAGCCTTTCCCATCTGTTTTTATCCCAACTATAAGTGTAAGTGCCATCAATAAAATCATTACGTGTAAATTGCTTTTTGCAATCAAGATATATTAATAATTCTAAATCAGCATCGGTTAGGGCATAAGTTTTACAGGCCCATTTTCTAACGAGCCTGTAATATTTAAATAAATTTAATTCCCTTATGTCACTAGTACTTAATCTCATTCTACTATGACTATGTCCTGATGTTGTATAACTTGGTAAAGTTTGTCCTCCCATTCTATACCGTGGCCTGCATGTTTATCGTAATGTATAATATCTCCATCACTTACACCTTTGACCATATCACCAGCACTAATTACTTTTGCTTTTAAATACCTAATGTCATTAGACTGTTTATCTGTTATAATAAAGCCACCGACATTTTTAGGCTCTTCTTTTATTTTTTCTATTACTAGATAGTAGTTTATTGCTTTCATACCTCTCTTACATTTGATATTACACAATCTGCAGAGATAATTGTATTTACAACACTTACCGCATTTATTAAAGCTGTTTTAGTTACAAGCACAGGATCAATTATACCTGCTTTCATCATGCTATACACATCACCATTTGTAACATCTACACCGAAACCTTTTTGTTTAGGTTCTATATAAGGTATACCAGCATTTTCTAGTATTGTAGAGTATGGCCATTTTATAGATTGTAATAGTATCTTCTCTCCTTCGTTTTTTGCTTCAATATTTTGAGCAGCATTTAATAACGCTACTCCACCTCCTGGAACAATACCTTCTTTTAAAGCGGCTTTAGTTGCATAAATAGCATCTTCAACTCTATCTTTCTTTTCTTTTAATTCTAGTTTAGAATTAGCACCAACCTTAACAACACCTACAGCTCCTGATAACATAGCTAACCTTTGCTCTAGTTTCTTTTTTAAGTATGCGTGCTTTTCTTCTTTAATTTTATTTTCTACAGTTTTTATTCTTTCTACTACATCTTCGCTTCTTTCATCTATAGTTATTACTGTAGTTTTATTATCAGTCACTGCTTTTTTAGTAAATCCTAAAACATCAGGACTAATCATATCAAGATCATCACCAAGTTCTTCATTTATAAGTTTTGCACCTGTTAGCATAGCTAGATCCTCTAAAGTTTCTAATCTACTTGGTCCAAAACCTGGTGGATCAATTATGTTTATTTTTATATTACCTTTAACTTTATTCATTAATAATGCTGAAAATGGTTGTTGATCAACTTCAGCTACTAAAAGTAATGATTTTTTATTTTTTATAACAAACTCTAATACGCTTTGTATTTTTCTAATGTTTGGTATAGGTGAAGATACAATTAATACATAAGCATCTTCTAGCTCTATTTTATTTTTTTGTTTGTCAGTTATTAAATGTTGTGACTTAATACCTGAATCAATTTGCACACCATCTACAATATCTACATAAGTTTGATCAGTTTCAGACTCTTCCATTAAAACTACACCATTTTTACCTACTTGTTCAAAAGCAGAAGCTATAGTGTAACCTAATTCTTTGTCATTGTTGCAAGAAATACTCGCAACGTTTTTAAGCATATTGCCAGATACTGCTTTGCTGTGTTTTGATAAATACTTATTAACTTTTTGCAGTCCGCTAGATATACCATTTTTTATTTGTCTTATGTCTGTGTTCTGCCCAGCATACACATTTTGTAAAAGTGATTGAGCAAGGACGGTAGCTGTAGTAGTACCGTCACCTGCTTCTTTCACTGTGTTTTTAGCCGCTTCTTTTATTAAGGTTGCACCTATATTTTCGACCGGGTCAATTAAGACTACGCTTTCCGCAACGGTTACTCCGTCTTTTGTTATCACCGGTCTTCCTAGTGCGTCCTCGTAAATTACGCATTTACCAGAAGCGCCAAGGGTTGATTTAACCGCTTTGGCTAATTTATCAACACCTACCATTATTTTTGCTCTAGCATCTGTCCCGAACGACAGATCCTTTACTATCTCACTTGGGTTATTATATTCCATTTAATTAAATTTTTTTAGTATAAGTGGTTATTTAAAGGTTTTAACTACTTTAGGTCCTTTTAAAAAGTCAAGCTTTTTTTTGTAGTGATCTACACTACCATCAATAGCGGCTTCAGCTCCTTTTAAAGTTTCCCTTCTGGTTGTATCGTGCCATTTATTCTCATCTTTTAAGTCTGAGTGTTCGGCTTGATAAAAACCATTTGGTAGTTGAACAATTCGCCAGTTCTTTTTATTAGCGACGTGCTCCCAAAGCATCCTGGTTTCTTCGGGTACTCCTGAGTCACCTTGTGACCAAGAGTAGGTTTTGTAAAAATAAGTCATTGGTTATTGGTTATTTATAAGTATATAATCACATGGTAAAGTGCACTTTTAATTATGGACCGCTTAATCCACCACCACCACCACCGCCAGGAGGAGGAGGGCCTCCGCCACCACTAATGTGAGTGTAACCATAAAATTCACTAATCTTATGAGGAGCTTGTTTGTTTACAGCAGAACTTGCTGTTCCAAAAAAACTTGAACCAACCGGTATTGACGAACCTGCCATTATAAGTGTGCCTGTTAATGAAAGCTCTGAAGCTATATCAGAAAAAGATATTTGACCACTACTTTGCAACGCCATCTTTTAGTTCTTTTACTTGGTTAGATAAATCTTTTACAGCTTCTATAAGTAATGCGGTTAGTTTTGGATAATCAACAGCTTTATAACCGTTTGACCTGTTGTCTACAAGCTCTGGTAATATTTCTTCAATTTCTTGTGCTATTACACCTACATCTTTTTTACCAGTTTCTTTATGAGATATTTCATTCCATTCAAATGTTACACCTGATATTTTGTTTACCTTATCTAAAGCGTTTTCAATAGGTTTAATATTATCTTTTAATCTTTTATCTGAAGAAGCATAAGCTATAATATCTCCAGCAACATTTATTGATGTAGAGGTGTTTCCAGGATCTAAATAATGCGCAGTGCTACCAATGTCCACAATTTTACCAACATGTAACACTTCTGACGTATCCATCTTCATTATAGCTGAACTATAATATGTAGATGTATTAGAATCGTATTTTCTTTTTCTCATTACCCAACTCATATTATCATAAGTTGTACTTCCTGAACTGTGGCTTGCACCACCTGGAACATCTTGAAAAAATGTTTTATAGTATTCGTTTACATGAAATCTAGCATAGTTGAAATTATTAGTAGCTGCATTATTGCTATTAAAAAATATATTTGAACCATACTGAAAATCTGCGCCTGAAGTTGCGGGATCATAACTTGAAGGTGCATTTTCTGCTACATCTGGAATACAAATTCCTCCGCCGTTCATAATCATTTTTACTGTAGAGTAATTATCACCTTCGTTTCCTGCTACAAGTGATTTACCTAATCTGTATTGCGCGCTTAAATCAAAATTACCATCTTCATCTTGACCACCAAACATTCTTATAACATGGTGCCATCTTGAAGATGATTGCATTTCCATACATACCGCGGCATCATCACCAGATACAGCGCCTAGGTTTTTTAAGAACAATGCTGTTGGTCTACCATTTAAATCGTTACCTGTAGCCGTACCACCAATAACAGCGGCTGATGTAACATTAAGATCTCCATTTATTTGTACTCTATCGCCAGAAACACTAAATGGATTTAAATCACCACCTGAATTATATATTTTAAAATCATCAGCGTTTATTTTAAATACACTTGATCCTCCACCACCAACTAATTCAAAACCTGTTAAAGCACCATTACTGTCTATAGTTACACCATATTTACCATGTATACCATTTATAGAACTAGTATGAGAGTTTATAGTAGTAGTGTGACCACCAACTGTTGTAGACAAGCTAGTTATATTACTCGCGTTAGCTGTTATATTAGTACCATTATTTGTTACAGATGTATCTAAAGTCGTTATATCATTAGAGTTTGCTGTTATATTTGTATTTGCTGTAGTTAAACCTGTGTTTAAAGTTGTAATATTTGTTGCATTAGTTGTAATATCAGTTTGAGCTGTACCTATATCGTTTGTGTTTGTAGCCACGGTACTTGTCAATGAAGTTACATCTGATGCATTTTGTACAATATCAGCTTCAGCTGTATTTAAATCGTTTGTAAGTGTAGTAATGTTGGTTGCGTTAGTAGCTATGTTAGTATTTGCTGTACCAATGTTAGTACCATTAGTGGCTATATTAGTAGTATTTGTTGTAACATCACTTGATAAACTTGTGTGATTTGTTGCGTTTTGAGTGATAGCCGTGTTAGCTGTTGTTAAATCATTCGTTAACGTTGTTATATTAGTGGCGTTTGTAGCAATATTTGTATTAGCACTTGTAATATCACCTGCGTTTGTAGCAATATCAGCAGTATTCGTTGTTACATCTGTAGTTAAACTAGTAACATCTGTTGCATTTTGAGTAACGTTAGCATTTGTTGTGGCTAAATTATTAGTTAAAGTGGCAATATCTGTTGCATTGGTAGATATAGCTGTAGAATTAGTCGCTATACCAGCATTATCAGTAACAGTCCACACATTAGGCGAGCCAGAAACTAAAACATAAAGCTTATTTCCATCATCACTATCGTACCATATTGATCCAACTGGTACTGTTACAGCAGGTGCTGCCGCTTGCCTGTACACATTTGGCTTTCCAGCAATATTTGTAGTGTTAGTGGTGACAGTTGATGTTAAAGATGTCACATCTGATGCATTTTGTGTTATATCTGTGTTCGCGGTAGCTAAATCATTGGTTAAAGTAGCTATATCTGTTGCATTAGTAGCTATATTTGTGTTAGCTGTTGTAATATCTGTGTCATTCGCTGATATATTAGCTGCATTTGTTGTCACATTTGTTGTTAACGTGGTAACATCACTAGCGTTTTGTGTTACATTAGCGTCTGTAGTAGCAAGATTATTGGTTAAAGTTGTAATTGCAGCCGCATTTGTAGCAATATTAGTGTTAGCAGTGGTAATATTGGTTCCATTTGTAGCAATATTAGTGTTTGCTGTAGTTAAATCAGTTTCTAAAGTAGTGACATCTGTTGCGTTTTGCGTTACATTTGCGTTAGTAGTCGCTAAATTGTTAGTAAGCGTGGTTATATCTGACGCATTTGTCGCTATATTTGTGTTTGCGGTAGTTATATTGCTGTTTGCAGTGGTTATATCGCTTGTATTTGTTGCAACTGTACTGCTTAAATTCGTAGCATTTGTAGTATTTTGAGTAATTGCTGTGTTTGCTGTCGCTAAATCGTTAGTTAACGTAGTAATTGCCGATGCGTTTGTTGATATATTAGAGTTTGCTGTTACTATATCTGCATCGTTACTTGTTATATTAGCTGTATTTGTGGTTACAGTACTAGTTAAACTTGTTACGTCACTAGCATTTTGCTGTATATTTGTGTTTGCAGTTGTTAAGTTATTAGTAAGAGTGGTTATATCACTAGCGTTGGTTGAAATATTAGATGTATTTGTAGTAATACTTGATCCATTACTAGTTATATTTGTTGTATTCGTAGTAACATCAGCTGTAAGACTAGTTACATCACTAGCATTTTGTGAAATATTTGCGTTAGCTGTAGAAAGACTAGATGTTAACGTAGCTATATCAGTAGCATTAGCATTAGCCGTATTAGTAACAGACGTTATATTAGTTCCGTTTGTTGTTATATTCGACGCATTTGTTGTAGCTGAGGCAGTAACTGTTGTTATGTCCGCTGCGTTAGTTGTTATACTAGCTGTATTATTATTTACTATCGCTGTTAAATTAGTTAAAGCAGTGGCAGATGCAGCATCCTGAGACGTTGTTGTGTTCATTACGCTATTTGCAAAAGCCTCAGATAAAGATGTTAAATTACCGTTAGCATCAAAAGTACCAAAAGTACTAGCTAAGTTAGTAGCATATGTGGCTTCAGCAAATCTAGCGTTAGTTGTAGTAGTAAACACTTGATTAGCGAAAGCCTCTGATAAAGTAACTAAATTACCACTAGCATCGAACGTACCAAAGTTACCAGCCAATGTAACTGAGTATGAAGAGTTATTACCTATATTAGTAGCATTAGTTGTGATATTTTGATCAAACGTAGCTAGATTAAAGCTATCACCAGCTTGTGAAGTAAAGTTAGCAAAGTAAGTAGCTAAGTCTCTTAACTTATAGGATTTTGTATCAAAATTATCTACACCATTTATAGTGTTTATATATTCTGATCCTACTAATAAATCATTATCATTAGGTGTTGTATCTTTAGTATACGTTGATATTCTAGCCATGTGTTTTTATTGTTATAGGGTGTAAATTACTAACCTACCTCCCCTCTTGTGTGTGTTGCTCTGTTGTAAGCCGTAGTAGTTCTTGTGATGGAACCACCAGGAGTGTGGTGCAAATCTGAGTCAGATCTCTGTCCGATGCGCTGATTTTCAGCTTTTCTTTTCTTACGCTTAGTAGTCATTGCAGCTGCTTTGTCTCTAGCGCGCTTCGCTCTTAGTGCTGCAGGTGATAATCCTTGGGAGTTACCCGGTTGTTTTCTTGCCATAGTGTAATAATCACTTGAAACGCTAACTAATTAAAAGTGTGACAATAGGGTATTACTATATATACATTTAATAGCTAATGTCACTGTTTTAAAAGTTGTTTCAAATATAGGGGTAGGGTGTTGCCCCTACTCCCCTCGTACCGGTGCTGTAACCAGAAGTCAAATGTTTTACCCGGGCCCCACCTGTTTATAACGTTTCGCCATGAATTTTTTAGGTTTTACTGTTCACACATGTTACAACAACTAATTTTTATATACATTTGTAAACTAATATTCAAGTTTTATTACAAACTCACTACGACACTATATGGATAATATAAATGTAAGTAATTAAGTAATTTAATTCAACATTGAGAGACAGTGTGGTATACTTACTAACAAAAATAAATGAGTAAACAAACTACATACTTTTACAAACTTAATACGAACAGAATTGGATAATACTAATGTAACTAATAAATAATAAATAAATATAATAACTATGAGTAACTTAATTTCAAAAAGATTTGTCATCAGACAGTCACTAATTGGTAAAAATGTAACAATTGAATTCACTAACAAAAAAGGTGTTAAACATGTGTACAATCACGACAAAGCGTACAACATTATGAAATCAAACTTAGAAAAAATGGCGTGTTTCATAAAGTACAAATCATACACTGCAACTAATAATATTCCAGTAGTGTTAAGAGGTAAAGAGTTAGTATAACTTTAACTTCACTGCGAGTTCCACTTGTTTCTAACAGTATAAATTGCGAATGAGTACAAGACATAATGGTTAATGTGAGTTCGATTCTCACCATGTCTACTAACAATAATAAAATTTAATAATATGAAAAAAATTAGAAAATATGTAAAGTCAAAACCTTTACTTCAAGTAATAGCAGAGATTTATGGTCTTGGTGTATTACTACCAATGTCAGTATCTGGAATACTATTTATGTTTTATCAACTAATATTTGTAGGCGTATGATTTTCACTGATAAATATAACAATGATTTAACGTGGGCTATTGGTCTACAAATGGAAAACAAATTAACAAGAGCAGATGTTCTTGGTATAATTGAAACTCACAAAGTTGAAAGTGAGTATAGAGTAAATGGTAAACTATATGGTCATTTTACAGAAGATGGTAAACTAACTAATTCACTATGAGAAAACATAAACACAATAAAATATGGTCATTTAGTGACGAACATGTAATTGATGGTATGATTTACTCTCATGATATAGAAAAATGGGTGACTGTTGAAGAATATACTGACTATCATTATACAAACTAAATACGATCACTGTTGGATAATATAATAAAATTAACTATATGAATTTATCTTATCACATCTATTACTCTAAAAAATATAAACTATATGACTTAGTTATTAAAAACAACAATAAGTTTTTCTCTAACTATCATATATCATCTAAAAAAGAACTATTTAAACTAATTAATAACAAGAATTATAATTATGAAGAAGACAAATACTCAAGCTACTCAGTTTAAAGACTATCCTGCTTCACAAATCAAAGCTAAATTGCAAGAATGTATTGATTACGAAGCAAAATATGGTACAAATGCTACAGTCGCTGCTATCAAAAAGTGGTGTAACAGCTATGAATATCGTAAAAACGAGTGGCAATGGCGACAAAACGTAGCAAAATCAATTAATTTTAACACAGATTACACTAAACCTTATTACAATGAGTACAAATAAATACACTTGGAGACAAGAACAGCAAATGTTAGAAGATTCATTTGCAAGAGCATTACTAGTAGAATATAATATTCGCGAAGTAACTACACAAAGACAAGCAAAAAATGGCACAAGAGAGTTTGAATTTCCTGTACCATCAAGATATTTTCACTTAAAAGGTGAAAGATTTGCTTCTAAAATAAAACTAAGATTAGCAGTGTATAAATCAGGTTATGTAAGAAATGTAAACTCTTGCTCGTCTAACTATCAACTAAATCCTACTTATAAACGTGAAAAAAGGTGGGTATTTTTAGAAGGTGATAAAACTGTAACTAAAAAATATACTACTATATCAAGAGCTAAAATATGGTCTGGTATGGCAAGACTTAAATTTATGTTAGAGTTTTATATTAAAAATTACAAACAAAATACGAACAAGAAAGGATAATATAATTGTATGAAAAAAATAAAATTTAACACAGAAACAGGTAATGTTCTGATCGAAACAGACAATGGTTACCAAGCTCTTACTCGGCTACATCAAAACACAGAGTATACAGATTACACTAAGTTTTATCGCATAAATGATAGAATATATGTGTAGTAATATGCAAGAACTTAAGCAATATGTTGCAAACAAGCGTAAACAACGTGGTTTTCAACACTACGAGCTAAACAAAGTATACGGTGAGTGCCGTCCTTTTACTGATCGTGAGTATAAAAAAGTAAAATTATACGGTAAATCGTCTTATTCTAAAGGTAAAAAGTTTACTTACAGCGCAATGTGGCGAGATAATAATGAAAAATTTGATTTAAAACAATTAAAAAAAGCTAGATTATGAGCAAAATGAAAGAAATAGATGCAATAGCACAAGGTGTCGCTGATATAACTAAAGAGTTAATGTATGACAGTATTGATTGGCAAATAGCGGATCAACCAGTTGAAGGCGACGATTATAACGCACTACATAGTTATGTAATGAAATTAGCAATAGAAAAACTATATAATGACACAAAATAAAAGGAGACATAAGCACATTAAACTACTAAAAGTAACAAAACGTGAGATAGAAATGTTCGAAACAGAATACTATAGACGTTATAATTACAGACTTAATACGAATAAAATTGGATAATATAAACATGAGATGCAAATGTAATAATAAAATTCCAGCAGGCAGACTAGCACTAGGTTATTCAACCTGTGTAAACTGCAGTGAAACAAAGCAATATAGTTATATACCTATCATTGCAAACAAACAAGTACTCGAAGTACAGATAGTAAGTCAAGAACTAAGTAACGCAGTTCATAAATCTTGGCGTAGAAAGTAAAAAGTAGCCAGACGAGTAGCTTAATAGGTTTGTATGTGTGTCCTTTTTAGGCATTACGGAAGTGTATTACAAACACGTAAGTGAATAGCTGGCAGAGAGGCGGCGGCATACTGGTCAAAAGCGCGGATAAAGCATAATACTAGTTAGTACCGGTCCGCGACTGGTGCCTCTCATAAGGGCGTGAATTGGTAAGAAGCTAAGAACGATTGGAACAGTTGAAAGAGTACTGGATGTCTTTCGTGACGCTTAACGCAGGTTCGATTCCTGCCACGTCCACTACAGACTGGTGAAATTAGTCACACGTTGCATTCACCGTGAGAAGCTTACGACATTGCTCACAGGTTGGTCGCCACTCTAACATTAAATAATTAAATATGGCAAATATGAGTTATTGCAGGTTTGAAAATACTGCAAGAGATTTAGCAGACTGTGTTGAAGCTCTACAAAACAACGACTTACACGAGTACATGAGTGTATATGAAGTTAATGGTTTAGCATCTTTACAACTATTAGCAATGGACATTATATCTATGCAAGATCACATTGGTAATATAATAGACAGAGAAAAAGAAAGATTAAATACAAACTAAATACGATTTAATACGGATAATATAAATATGAGAATTAAAACAATTTATGACAGACTAAAACCAGGTTTTAAGTCGTCGCTGCAAAAAAATGCTAGACAATATTCTAGCGCTAAAAGACTTAAGTATACTCTTATGTCAAAAACTTCATGGCATGATTTAACTATAAGTGATGTATCTGATATGTCAGTATACTGTGATATACCTACTTACAAGTTAACAGCTGTAGATTTTATGTATGGTAACAATATAATTAACAAAGCATGACAGATAGAGATATAAAAGATCTTGCTCATGATAAAGCTTTTGCTAATATTTATACACTAGATACTGACATTAGCAGGTTAAAACAAGAGATTAAAGATGGTTTAACTCCATTTTTAACTCTTGAACAACTTCAAGGTGTATTAGATCACACTAAAAAACAACGTAAAGTGTGGGATTATATAGCAACATTAATAGAAAAAGATTACGAAAGAATAGATTATTTAGACTATGAAAAACAAAATGAAATTACCTAAATGGTTTGACGGTACAATATATGATAAAGGTGACACGGTAACAAACCCTTTTTCAGGTGAGACCTACAAACTAAACAACTTAGAATTAAGTATGTATGACTTTATTATGGGTCTTAATTATGTAGCTGCAATGCTAGGTAGTATGCCAGACAGACAAATAGTTTTACATCAAAAAGCATTAGACTGGTTTAGAACAAATAATTCTAAAGCTTATATGGTATTACTAGATTAATGCTATACATTTTGCGGCGTGGAGCAGTGGTCAGCTCGTCGGGCTCATAACCCGAAGGTCGGTAGTTCGAATCTATCCGCCGCAACTAACATTAAATATTTTAACATGAGTAAATTAAAAAGTAAATTCACTCCACATTTTAAGGCTAGTTTATTTAAGTCTATTGTGAGAATAATGGGATTTAGTATCCTAATGTCATCTATACCTCTTGGTGTAGCTATATTAATAATCGCTGAAATAATCAGCATATTTGAAGAATTAGTATGAGTACAAGAAATATAACAATGGTCGTAGATAGACGACACGCTGAAAACTTTGATAAAGGCTTTGCTGTAAAACCTCAACTGGTAAGCGATAAAGCTTATGTTCACATGTATATGCACCACGATGGTTATCCTGAGTGGAGAGGTGTTGAACTTGCTAACTGGATACAACATATGCAGTATGACAGAGGTTTTAAAAACTTTGGTGATGGTTCAAGAATAGCATCACATCTAGTTTATGACTTTCATTATAATAGTCAATATTTATATCCAAATGTTGATTCTATTGATCATGAATATACTTGGATTATATGGACAGGTAAATCTGATGTATGGCTAAGTGCTTATAATCAGTATACTAACACTTGTGAATTTGTTGGTGGTGCACAAAAACTACTTGATAAATATGAAGACAAGCAGTATGGTTACACTGATTGGAAAGAAAAATACAAAATAAATACGACAACAAATGGATAATAATATAAAAATAAAATCTCATAGAGATGGTGAGTCTTATACTTTGAAAGAATTATTAGTTAGAATTGAAGACTTAGAAGAAAAACAATTAGATATTAGATATTTTTTAGCTAACCCTAGTAAATTAAACTACTAATGACTGAACAAGAATACGAAAACCTATTAAATAGAATTAAACGAGATTTATATAATGAATTTATAAATCCTGAAACTGCTCATTATGGTATTAAATATATTGAAGAAGAAAATATAACTGGTCCAGAAGATATATACGATAATATATTATCTGAACGAGAAATACTACAAGATGAGCTTGGTAGACTTTGTATGCTACAAAATAAATATGTAGACAATGAAGAATACGAAAAAGCTAATGTACTTAAAAATAAAATAATAAAAATTCAAAATAAAATAAATAAATTATGATTAAACCAATGCTCGCATACAAAGTAGACAAAAAACCTGTAGACTGGTCCGAGAAAGTATACATTCAACCTAAGCTTGACGGCGTACGTTGTGTTATATATGTCAACGACAAAGAAGAAATAGTTTGTTTTTCTAGAACAGGTAAAGAATTTCACAATCTTGAACATATTAAAGACTCTCTTAGAGAATTCTTTTTTGATAATGCAAACGTAGATATAGTTCTTGACGGTGAATTATACAATCATGATCTTAAAGATGACTTTGAAAAAATTATATCTCTTGTTAGAAAACAAAAACCAACTGATGTTGATAAAGCTGATGCTAAAAAACTAATACAGTTTCATTGTTATGACTATATAGAAACAGTAATGAATAAACCTTATAGTTACAGATCTGATCAACTAACTTGTTCTGACATGTACAATTATTGTATTAAATATGTAGAAACTAATCTAGTTAATTCTAAAGAGTCTGCACAATTAAGACATCAATATAACTTAAATAATGGTTACGAAGGCTCTATACTACGTCTAGACAAACCTTATGAGCAAAAACGTTCTTACAATTTACAAAAGTTTAAAGACTTTAGTGACACCGAAGCTACAATTATTGGCTACGAAGAAGGTAAAGGCAAACGTGAAGGTACTCTTGGCAAGTTCTTAATGCAAGATGATGATGGTAACAAGTTTGGTTGTCCTCCAGGTAAAGGTTACAACTACAAAGCTCTAGCCGATATGCTTAAAAACATTCATGACTACATAGGTAAAACAGCTACGTTTACATATTTTGAACGTACTCAAGCCGGTAGTTACAGACATCCATTATTTAAAACTATCAGAAATTATGAATAAAAAAGTACAAGAAAAAATAAAAGATTTAATATGGGAATTTGAAGAAGGCCATATAGATGCATATGATTTTGTTCATAAATTAAAAATAATAGTATTATGAGTAAACTAATATGGCAATTATACAACGAAAACTTAATATCAGAAGAGGTAGCAAACCTCTTATTAGACAAACATTATAATAGACTAGAAAATAAAAGATATAAATGAATATATTTTATTTACACCCAGATCCTTATGAAGCTGCAGCTTATCATTATGACAAGCATAAAGTTAAGATGATACTCGAAGCAGCTCAGATGTTATGCACTGCTCACCACCATTACGGTAACGGAGATAATGTACCTTATAAAAAAGCTCATTATAATCATCCTTCTACCATTTGGTGTCGTGAAAATAAAAACCATTACAGATGGTTATATAACTATATGTTAGGACTAGGTCATGAGTACACGCAAAGGTACGGTAAAAAACATTTGACAATAACTAAATGTAAAGAACCTTTATCTCATTACCCTCCAAACATACCAGGCGGTTCGTTTAAACAGCCGCCTCAGTGCATGCCTGATGAATATAAAGTAGAAAATAATTCTGTAAAAGCTTATTGGAATTATTATATTAATGATAAAAAAACTATAATAAATAAAAATGAACAACCTTATACTAAGTACCCTATTGACTGTGACCGCTACTATATATCATGCGACTCCCTCACAAACCGACAGTACGCCTGATAGAACTGCTACTAATTTTAAAATAGATATGTCAAATCCTGCTATACACAGAATTGTAGCCGTGTCTAGAGATCTAGAAAAAAAAGGTTTTACTATGAATAAAGTAATACGTGTAACTGGAGCAGGTGATATGGATGGCCTTTGGGTTATTAGAGATCGTATGAATAAACGATGGACTAATAGAATAGATTTTCTTGTTGATACAACTATGAAAGGCGGTAAATGGACTAACGTAAAAATTGAATTATATGAGTAAAACATCACAACAAATTAAGCATCTTATGAAAACTAATGTTTTCAATATTGCAGAGAAAGTTAAAAACTTTCAAAAACCTAGAAAAAGACGTGACAAAAGGGTATATAATAAATAGAGTAATAGGCAAATGTCACGATACATAACCATACCAAGATACCTTAACTACCTGAATAAGAGGCGAATAGTGTACAGACGAGATCCAGTTAATGATATACCAACTGCATCGACTAAACATTATAACTTTTATGAAAACGGAACTCACGAATGCTATCATTTATTTAGAAGTAAAGCTAAAATAACTACTTATAAATCTTTAAAATGGCATTTGTTAGTTCTATGGTATTTAAATCCTCAGCTTGATCAAAATGAATTTCATGAGCTGTCGGAAATAATAGCAGATTATAAATATGGTTTTATAGCATTTGATATACCTAAACAATTATTAAAGAAAATAGTATATGACGTTAGCATGTTAGATCTTGAAGAACCACCTAAAAACAAACTGCGTAAAGTTGTATTTAAACAAGGTTGCGGTTTGAGTCTTAGCGAAAAACTAAGTATAGTAGGTAAACTAATAGGTAGATCTAAAAGAATACATCAAGACGATATATATGAGTGTATGATTGATTTACACGAAATGGGTAAGAAAATAACTATAGGCCGTATAGCTAGCCTATTAAATTGTTCAGTAAGAACAATACATAGAAACATGAGCTATGAACTTAAAAAAGAAAAAGAACTTTTAAATAAAGAAAATGAAAAAATATAACGTTCAAAATTATGTAAGATATAAATTAGAAGTGGAGGAAATACAAAAAACATTACCTGAAATAATTGATGGTGATTATACTCCCCTTACTAATGATGAAATGATTAAAACATTTTTGTTACTAGTATTTAATCTAGCTCACAAACAATCAACATCACAACAAGCATCAGGTGTTATGAGTATAAATGATTTAATACAAGAAGGTAATTTAGCATTAACAGCAGCTGTAGGTAAAGTAGATAGAACTCTTTTAAAAAGTTCAGATGATCAAGAAAAAACATTAAAATCTTTCTTATCAAAAAGAATTAAAGGAGCTATTAGAAGAGCTGTAGACAAACATAGGGGTGATATAAGAATACCTGAACATAAACTAAATGAAATACGTAGAAATCCTAAAGATGAAAGGATGGTAGCTATGTTTTTTAATAGTGTATTTTCTAGTATTGATGATAAACCTAATGATGATGACAATATGGCTTATCAAGTTATAGATAAGTCTGAACCATATAATATAGCTTTACTAAATACTTATTTATTATCATTAATGAAAACTCATTTAGATGCTAAACAATACGAAGTCATAAGATTAAGCTATGGTTTAAATTGTGACAAACATTCTGCTAATGAAATAGCAGCTAAACTAGGTATAAACGTAAGCACAGCTCATGTACGTATTTCACAGATAAAACGTGAAGGAATACAACGTCTTATAGATAATGTAGATCACTCGCAAGTGATTGATTATCTGTAGGTTACACATTGATATAAATTTAAGTTTAATTAAAAACATGTAATTATATAACTATGACCTTAAACCAGAAATTAGCCACAATCCAAACAAAATTTAAATCGAAAAAAAGTAGATTTAATTCATTCGGCAAATATTACTTCAGATCAGCCGAAGACATTCTCGAAGCTACAAAACCCTATTTATTAGAACTAGGAGTAACGGTTACTATAAGCGAAAAACTTATAGAAGCTAATCCTATACCTATAATTGAATCAAAAGCTACTGTTAGTGATGGCGAAAATGCTATACACGCAGTAGCTCTTGTAGGTGTAGACCTTCAACAAAAAGGTATGCAAACTCCACAACAGTTTGGTACAGCCTCGAGTTATGGTAAGAAGTATGCACTAGGAAATTTATTCCTAATTGATGACACTCAAGATGCAGACGCAACAAATGGTTTGCCAATGAATAAAGCTGCTATAGAAAAAGCAAAAAGCTTTGTACAAGCCGGCGGTAAGCTTGAGGCTATCAAAAAGAAATATAATGTAACTCCTGAAATTGAAAAACAAATAACATTATAGTATGACTAAAAAAGAGGTGTTAGATAAGCTTAAAATTGATGAGCATTACTACGGTGACTTTGGTAAACAATACTTAAGTAACTCAGATATTTCAGCTTTATTAAACAACCCTTTAGCACTTGGACAACAGTCAAAACCATCAGCTGCATTTTTAGTTGGTGGCTACTTTCACACAGCTATATTAGAGCCTAATAAGCTTGATAAATATAAAGTTGTGAAATCGTCTACTAGAAATACAAAAGCTTACAAAGACATAGCTGGAGGAGAGCTATGCTTGTTACAACATGAAGTTGACTCTATAGAATTAATGAGAGAAAAAATCATGAGTAATGATGTATGTAAAAGTTTAATAACAGGTAATGTTGAATACGAAAAACCTGGTATTACAGAGCTTGAAGGTCAAATGTGGAAAGGCAAAGCTGATATAGTTAATCACGATGAAAAATTAATTATTGATTTAAAAACTACAGCAGATCTTTCTAAGTTTAAATTCTCAGCATCTAAATACAATTACGATAGTCAAGCTTTTATTTATAGTAGTCTATTTGGTTATGAATTTATGTTTATAGTTATAGACAAAAAAACACATCAAATAGGTATATTTGACTGTTCGCCTCAGTTTTATGAAGCTGGGCAAGACAAGGTTAAAAGAGCCAGTGAGGCTTACGATCTGTTTTATAAGACAGACAGTTTCGATCCGAAACAATATTTTATTAGTAAAACCCTTTAAAACCAATTATTATGGCAAGAAGAAAAAAAGTAACAACTAAGCAATGTGCAATGACAGGAATGACATTTCCAACGTCAGAATTTTATGCAAACAAAACATCAAATGATGGTTTACACGCATATAGTAAGAAAGCAGATAATTTTAGAAGAAGATTACAAGCTACAGGAGCTACAGTAGGAACTACTGAGCTAAGAACTATGTTTAATAATTTATTTCAAACGGCAGTATAATGGCATTAATATTAGCAGCAAGCATTAATCTAAATGAAATACCTAAAGATAAGATCATCGTTGGTAAGAAAGGTAAATACTTACCTATCAGTATTACTCTTAATGATGAGCTTGATCAGTTCGGTAATCAAGGTCCAGTCATTGTATCGCAGAGCAAAGAAGAACGCGAAGCGAAACAAGCAAAGACATATTTAGGTAATGTAAAATTAGTATGGACCAACGGAGAAGTTAAGAAATTTGATAACCCACAGCAGGCAACAGCTCCAACAGCTGCACCAGCTCAAGCTATTGAAGATGATTTACCATTTTAAATAATAATAAATGCAAGTAAACAACACGGAGATTAATGGTTTTTTAATCGACCAGTTTAACCAACATAACTTAGATGTAGGTAAAACGCAGGGGATTTGTCCCCTGTGTTCACATGATAGGAAGCCTAAAAATCAAAAGGCTAAATGTGCTAGTTATGATTGGGAAAGAGGTTTGGGTACTTGTCACCATTGTGATTCATCATTTCAACTACATACATACCAGCGTAAAGGAGCTAGCGAAAAGATTTATGTTAGACCAGAACCAGTTGCTATACACGCGCCAGGTACAAAAGTAGAGGAATGGTTTAAAACAAGAGGTATATCTCAAAAGACTCTTGCTGATTTAAAAGTCAGCGAGGGTCCTGAGTTTATGCCACAAACCGGCAAGTCCGAGAACACCATTAAATTTAATTACATAATAGGCGATCAGCTTATTAATGTAAAATATAGAGACGGTCGTAAGAATTTTAAGTTATATAAAGGTGCTGAAAAAGTATTTTACAACATAAACAGTATAGTTGGTTATGACAATTGCGTTATAACTGAAGGTGAAATGGATGTGTTAGCATTACATGAAGCTGGAATTACTAATGCAATATCAGTACCCAACGGAGCTACATTAAATTCTAACAACTTAGACTATTTAGATAACTGTATAGATTACTTTGAAGATAAAGAAAAAGTAATACTAGCTGTAGATAATGACGAACCAGGTCAAGCTTTACAACAAGAGTTAATTAGACGTCTTGGTGCTGAAGTTTGTTTTTTAGTTACATTTGAAGACTGTAAAGATGCTAATGAGTATTTAATAAAATACGGTAAAGAAAAATTAATTAAACGTATTGAAGGAGCAAGACCAGTTCCATTAGAAAATGTAACCACATTAAAAGATATAGAAGATGAAATCACAGACTTTGTTAAAAACGGTTTCAAGCCTGGTTATCAAATTGGCATACCTAATTTTGACGATATTTTCAGTACTTATACTGGTCAGTTTATCACTGTTACTGGCATACCTAGTAGCGGAAAATCAGACTTCGTTGATCAGATGGTAGTAGGTTATAATCAGAAGTATGCATGGAAAACAGCTTTTGCATCTCCTGAAAATGCTCCTACATATTTACATGCTCATAAATTAATGAGAAAGGTTTGGCAAGATATGCCTACAAGAAATGATATAGGTACAGACAAATGGAATAAAGTTGCAGAACATGTAAACGATAATTTCTTTTTTATAGACATGGAACGTTATACATTAGAATCAGTATTAAGAAAAGGTGCTGAACTAGTAAAACGTAAAGGTATTAAATGTTTAGTCATAGACCCATTTAATAAAGTTAGAGATGTTGATTGTAAAACTGAAGATGTAAATAGATACACAATGGAATATCTGACTAAAATTGAAACGTTTGCTAAAAAGTATGATGTATTGGTTTTTATAGTAGCACATCCAACTAAAATGTACAGAGATAAAGAAGGTAATATAGAAGAACCTACAATGTATAATATAAAAGGTGGTGGTGAATGGTATGATGCTAGTTATCACGGTATATTAGTTCATAGAGATTATGAGGCTAAAACTGTAAAAGCTAAAATACTTAAAGTTAAGTTTCAAAACTTAGGTGAAAATGGTGCTGAAGCTCATTTTAAATGGGAACCTAGATCAGGTTGTTTTGTTCCACACGTCTTACCAGTTATGGCTGATGACGAAGCTATGCCTTGGGATTAATGGCTTGGCGTAAGAAAAAAGTTCTTGTTGTAGCTCCAGAATGGACTGATGAAGATACTGAAGCATATTTATGGTGTGTAAGAAATGGTATTAAAATATCTCCATGGGCTGCAAGTAGTGATTATGACAATTACTACTGGTGGATAGACGTAGAGGTTAACGGAGCAAAAAAACGATCGCCATTTAAATATGACGGTAGACAAATTAACAAGAAAATATTTGAATTATATAGATTTTATTATGACAAAAACAAAGTTTCAAACAGCAAGTGATGCATTTAATTATTTTTTTCCAAAAATAACTTTTGATGGAGTAGAGTTTGACAATACAAGAGCTTTATTTAATGTAGGCTTTTATATAGAAAAACCTATGGATAACCATATATTAGCTAAACACAGAAAATGGAATCATGAATATGCAGAAGCTGAATGGCAGTGGTATTTATCAGGTGATCCTAATATAATTAAACTAGGACAGATATATGGTAAGATACCACCGATATGGGAGCGTATGGCTGATAGTGATGGTAATGTTAATAGTAATTATGGTTATCAGTGGGAACGTAATCATCAGTTAGATTATGTTGTAGCTAAGTTAAAAGATAATCCAAACACTAGACATGCAGCTATTAGTATATATGACTGTAAAGAATTTGAAACATACCGCAAAGATACACCTTGTACGTATGCAGTTCAGTTTACAGTATTAAACAATAAATTAAATATGTCAGTTGTAATGCGATCTAATGATCTCTGGTATGGTTTCTGTAATGATCAGTATTGTTTTTCAATGTTACAAAAATTAGTCTCAGAGAGGACAGGATATGAGATCGGTACTTATTACCATTTTGCACACAACTTACATTTGTATAACGATAAAATAACATAATATGTATTATTTATACCACATACCAGGTAAAAAAATCGGAGTTACGCGTGATCTTAATACAAGAGTTACGTTAATTCAGGGTTATAAACCTAACGAATATGAAGTTCTTGATCAGTCGGACGATATAAATTATATATCGGACAAAGAGATAGAGCTTCAAAAGTCTTATGGCTATAAAGTAGATAGAAAAAAATATAAAAACGTAGTTAATAAAATGAAAATAAACGTAACAGAACAAACTTCAACGTTTGCCTGTCCTTTAAACAAATTAAAAGGACATCTTATGGATAATATAGGTATGGAATGGGAAACATCTCATGGTACCTTCCATTTAGATATGCAGACAATTCAATGGATAATGAAAAATGCTAAAGTTTCTATGTACAATGACAACAGATCTTATGTATATAATAAAGCTTTTGCAGAATATTTAAAACCAGATTTAATTGAACCTAAGTTTTCACCTATTGATATTTTTAATAAAATAAGAACATGGGCTGAAATAAGAGGTTTATATAAAAGTGGTAATCCAAAAATTCAATATGTTAAATTACAAGAAGAGGCTGGTGAATTAGCTAAAGCTTTATTAAAAGATGATCAACCAGAAGTTATTGATGCTATAGGTGATATGGTTGTTGTATTAACAAACCTAGCTCATCAGCGAGGTGTTTATATAGAAGAGTGTATACAAACAGCTTATGAAGTAATTAATAAGAGAACAGGTAAAATGATTAACGGAACATTTGTAAAAGATGAAGATTAAAACTAAAGATAAAATAGTCCAAGCTGTATTAGCTAAAATGGACGAACGAAGTTTAATAGGCCAAAAAAAGTATGGAGCCACGATGATGCAAGAAATTGAAGGTCAAGAAAAAGATTTAAATAGATTTTTAATTGACGTACAAGAAGAATTAATGGATGCATTATTATATATTGAAGCTGCAAAAAGATGTTTGCAAGACGAGATAGAGGAGTCTATGCTAAGAAGAATAAATATAATAGCTCAAAATGGTAACACAGGAGAGCATTATGATTATGATCCTTTAGGCGACATAGAAGTACATGATGAAAAAACCTTATAAAAGAAGAAAAAAAAGAGGTCCTGTTGTATCTAAGAAAATTATATATGATGGGATCCAATTCGCTTCAGGTTTAGAAAAATATATGTATTGCTCGTTAAAAAAAGCAGGCATAAGGGCTAAATATGAAGGTGAAACTTTTGTACTAGTAAATGGTTTTCATTTTGAAAACAAAGTATACGAAAGACAATCTAACAGTAAAGGTATATTTAAAAATAGAGGTTGTAAAAGAATACTACCAATTAAATACACACCAGATTTTATAGGCGAAAACTTTATAATAGAAACAAAAGGTAGACCTAATGAATCTTTTCCTATACGTTGGAAATTATTTAAACATTTAATGACAAAACAGTTTCCAGGTTATACTTTATATAAACCACAAAATCAAAAAGAATGCGATCAGGTAATAGAATTAATAAAAACGCCGGAAAGCATTTAGCTAGACGGAAGTATAAAGAACGTAAAATAGACACGTACATTAAATGGTCAATAAACAAAAGAGGCTATTTAAAATGGAAAGATCTTATAATGATACATGAACAATATAATATAAAATGTTATGGGTAAATCAACAGGTTGGGAATTATCTACGGGTATATTTCCAGGAATATTATTTGGTATAAGAAGTTATGAAGACGGAGATTTTCAAGTAGATCACGTTTTATATTTAGGATTTATAGATATATGTTTAACTTTATATTATGAAGAATAATGGCTAAAATAGTATTACAAAATTACATAAGAAAACACAAAACAAGAAGGCCGGGTGTTCATTCAAAAAACGCCTCAAGAGGACAACACGGCTATAAGAAACCTTACCGAGGCCAAGGACGCTAATGGGAATACCACTATTTACAGAAAGAATTCCGTACAAACCTTTTGAATACCCAGAGTATTATACAGAGGGTTGGTTAAAACAGGCACAAGCATTTTGGTTACATACTGAAATACCTATGTCTGGTGATTTAAAAGATTGGAACGAAAAACTAAATGACAAAGAGAAAAACTTGGTCGGAAACATACTACTCGGCTTTGCCCAGACAGAATGTGCAGTCTCCGATTATTGGACGCAGAAAGTTGTATCTTGGTTTCCTAAGCACGAAATACAACAAATGGCAATGATGTTTGGTAGTCAAGAGACTATTCACGCGGTTGCATATAGTTATTTAAATGAAACCTTAGGTCTTGAAGACTACGAGGCTTTCTTACACGAACCAGCTACAGCAAAAAGGTTTGAAAACTTAGTTGCTTATGAAGGTAATGATCCAGTTGGTATTGGTAAAAGTCTTGCAGTGTTTTCTGCGTTTGCTGAAGGCGTATCTTTATATTCTGCATTCGCTGTGCTATACAGCTTTCAAATGCGTAATATGCTTAAAGGTATAGGTCAACAAATGAAGTGGTCTGTTAGAGATGAATCACTACATAGTAAAATGGGATGCCAACTGTTTAGACACATGTGTTCTCAAATACCTGGTTTAAAACAAGAGTGCGAGCCACATATATATTTGGCCGCTTTAGAAATGCACAATGCTGAAATGTCTTACATAAACAAGATGTTTGAGATGGGTGATATAGAAAATTTAACAGCTTATGACTTACAACACTTCATCAAAAAAAGAGTTGGCGACAAACTTGCAGAACTCGGATACACTGAAAGAAAATACAAGCAGTGGGACTGGACAGAAAAATCGTATGACCAAAAGTCAATTGAAAAAATGGCTTGGTTCGATCATCTTACTGGGGGTCACACTCACACTGATTTCTTCGCTATTAGGCCGACTGACTATAGTAAAGCAAATGAAGGAGAAGATTTTGAAGACGTTTGGTAATGAATAGAAAAATATTAAAACTAATAGCTACAACTAAAAAGCTAACGCCTGTACAAAAAATGTCTACTCGTATAGGTTATATGGGTGCTGGTTTTTTAGTTGCCGCTCAGTGGACTATAGAACCTACATTGTACATTGCTGGGTTTATATGTGTAATGATACAGACAGCAGCAAGAAAACAATGGAACTTAGTAGCGTTAAACATTAATGGTTTAATAGCTTGGATAACACATTTAATTAAATAAAATGGGAGTACAAAAAAATATAAAACAATTGCAAGGCCAAGTTGAAATATTAGGATCTGCTTTAACTAGAGCTTTAAAAGAACTAGATGCTTTAAGAGTTTTAACACAGGGAACGTTAACAGCATTTCAGTTGCATATAGGTGAAGATACTTGGAACGATTTAGTAAAAGAGTTAAAAGAAGTAGAATCAAGAAAAACAGAAAATAATGTGGAATAACGAATGGAAAAAAGGAATTGATTATCCTGCTTGGGGTGACACTGATGTTTATAAAAAAACTATAGGAGGAGGATATTTGTTAAAAGGTGAAACACCTAAAGATGCTTACACTCGTGTTTGTACAACTGTAGCTAGAAGATTAGATAAACCAGAATTATCTAGTGTTTTCTTTGATTACATATGGAATGGTTGGTTATGTTTAGCCTCTCCTGTTTTATCAAATACAGGTACAGACAGAGGTTTACCAATTAGTTGTTTCGGTATTGATGTTGCTGATAGTATATGGGATATAGGTCAAAAAAACTTAGAGATGATGTTACTCGCTAAGCACGGCGGTGGAGTTGGCATCGGAATAAATCAAATAAGACCCGCTGGCGATAAAATTAAAGGAAATGGAACATCTGATGGCGTTGTGCCTTTTTGCAAAATCTACGATTCAACAATACTTGCCACTAATCAAGGATCTGTCCGACGAGGAGCTGCAAGCGTTAACATTAATATTGATCACCCCGACTTTGAAGAGTGGCTCGAAATTAGAGAACCTAAAGGAGACGTTAATCGTCAATCGCTCAACCTACACCAGTGCGCTGTGGTCGGCGATAAGTTTATGCGAAGAGTTGAAACGGGTGATGTTGAAGCTAGAAAGAAGTGGGGAAAATTATTACAAAAGCGTAAAGCAACTGGAGAACCTTATATCTTATTTAAAGGAAATACAAACAAGAGTAATCCAACAGCTTACAAAAAAAACGGTTTAAAAGTACATATGACAAATATATGTAGTGAAATTACATTACATACAGATGAGTCACACAGTTTTGTTTGTTGTTTATCGTCTTTAAATCTAGCTAAATATGACGAATGGAAACACACAAACCTTATATATGATGCCATATGGTTTTTAGATGGTGTTTTAGAAGAGTTTATACAAAAATCTAAAGGTAAGGTTGGTTTTCATAATTCTGTAAGATCTGCTGAAAAAGGTAGAGCATTAGGGTTAGGAGTTTTAGGATGGCATACATATCTACAAGAAAAAGGTTTACCTTTTGAAGGATTATTGTCACAATATGAAACAAGAAAAATATTTAGTCAAATTAAAATTGAGTCTGAAAGAGCTAGTATGGCTCTTGCCGAAACTTTTGGTGAGCCTCTTTGGTGCGTTGGGACTGGTATGCGTAACACTCATCTTCGTGCTATTGCTCCCACTGTTAGTAATTCAAAGCTTAGTGGCAATGTATCGCCAGGTATAGAACCATGGGCTGCAAATGTATTTACAGAGCAATCAGCTAAAGGTACTTTTATACGTAAAAACCCTACATTAAAAAAGTTGTTAAGAAAATTAAAAATTGACAATGAAAAAACATGGAGTAAAATACTAAAAGACGGAGGATCAGTTCAAGGTTTAAAAGAACTAAACGATGTAACATTGGGACAGTACAATGATATACCTGCAAAAGAAGTGTTTAAAACGTTTAAAGAAATTAATCAACTAGAGTTAGTTAATCAAGCTGGCATAAGACAGCAATATATAGATCAGTCTGTTAGTTTAAATTTAGCTTTTCCTAGTACAGCTACACCTAAGTGGATTAATAAAGTACATTTTGAAGCTTGGAAAAAAGGTATTAAAACCTTGTATTATACTAGAACTGAATCAGTATTAAGAGGCGATATTGCTGAACAAGCAATGGATGAGTCGTGTCTTAGTTGTGATGGATAATAATTAAGGGGGATTAATTTCCCCCTTTTTTTTATAATTTAAATTTACCACCTATTGTTATTGAATATGTTAATGGAAACGAGTCTGTGCTTTTAGCCACGTTAAAACCTAAATTCATTCTAAATGTTTTAGTTATAGAAAAATCAAAGTTTGCACCTCCTACAAACAATGCATGTTCGTTAAAAACAAATCCATTGTCTAATGTACTGTAGCTTACAGGTGTTAATGCTGTGGCTAACATAGGTGACACAGTAAACCTTTTAAAACTGTAAGGCTTAGTACCAAATGCTACAAACGCTGGCATTATATTCCATTCGCCTTGACTGTATAATATATTATTAGAAGCAGATACACCTCCAATAAATCCTTTCCATTTATTTTCTTTTTGTCCAATATATACATTGCTTATACCAAATGACATATTATAAACACCATACATATACATTAAACCAGCAGATAACGTTTGTACATTAGCTATACTTCCTTTATCGTAGAAGTGACCAAATATATATTCTTTACCATCTTCTTTAATTATCATAGGTACTTTTTTATCATATCTATGAAACGTATGCCCTCTTGAACCGCTTAAACTAAATTGTTTTAAATTATCCCATATCATTAAATTAGCTGAGTAATTAAATTCACCGTTCATAGACGATTGTGCAAAGCCAATACCTATAACTTGATTTGCCGCACCATCCAACCCTGACATACGCATTAAGTTAGCTGATATAATTATAGGGTTTGTATTTTTCTTTTTCTTTTCTTTTTCTTCTTCCTCTTCTTCTTCTTCAGTTTCTTCCTCCTCTTTTTCTTCTTCCTCCTCTTCCTTTTCTTCTTCTTTCTCTTCC